CGTCTTTATTATCCATCGCTTCTACAAATTCAGCATAGTTCATTCCGGCGACTACGATAAGTACATAGTTATTAGAATATCTTTTAGCAAGTTCTTTCGCTAAGTCTTTACCTGTTTTTACACCTTCTGAACCTTGCTTCACTTGGTTGAAAGTTGAGTATTGAATGATGTTCTTATTATGAGCAATCACATATCCAACCGAACTACGCAAGTTGCCTGTTTGGTCGTACCAACTTTTATCACCTGCTCTATCACGAATTTTTGTAACGCATTGTTCGCCAAGTTTGGATAAAGCACGAATAGTAAGACGCTCGACACGCTCTGCTTCTCTCATGAGCATGTCATGCACTTCGCTTAGCTTGGTGGTCATTCTTATACCCATAGTTTACATTGTTTCTGGTAGCGATGGAAACCTTTCACACTAAACTCCCTTTCAATTCCTTCAAGCAGATGTATCTTAATCCTGTCACCTATCATGAATGTTCGACAATTTGCACGTAGATAAACTGTATATGAATAGCTTCTTACAATACCATCGTCAAACTCTTTTTCAGAGGCTTTACCAGCAGGAACTGCGTCGCATTCAATACAGCCTTCCCAGTTAGTTTCTCCTTCATGATAATCACCATTGCTATCCTCGTAACCATCTTTTGATACGAGGTACTGCAATCTGTGTGGATATAGTCTTATTACTGACATATTACAAAAGGCAGTCACCTATATATACCATTGGCTTTGCCTCCAACTCTACCGAAGGTTCACCAATGGCATTATAGATTGAGTTAACACGTAACAGAATACGTTCTTTGTCTTTATCTGATAAAGAACCGAAAGACTTGTCTGCTTCAGAAAAATTGATAGACTGAACTAAAGACCAAAGACAGTCAGCCAAAGCTCCCATATACTCCTTTGAGCTCATTGTATCTGAATCGCAATCACCAACTGGATTGAGTTTGCGTTTTATCATCACATTCTCTACAAAACCTTCTGAAATAGGGTAATGTATTTCGTCTATAAGAGCTTGCTGAATTGTCTTCATGGCTTAACTATCTCCATTTGTTGTTTTATATGATTCAACAGCTTTTTTGAGCTTAGCTTCATCGGCATCATTCAATTTGTTTACAGCAGCAATTAACTTATCGTCTGAAATAGTCGTCGATAAGTTTTTACCGGTTATTTTATTGAACTCTGCGACGAAGTTTGCTTTTATGTAAGCTTGTCCCCAAATGGTGATGTTCTTATCGGTAGAATCTTTTCCCTCTTCGGTAGTGTCAATCGTTTGAGCTTCTGAGATGTCAAGGGAGTAGATTTGGTCTACGTTTTCAATAACAGGGAGAACTAATGCTTGACCACTTGTAAATTCCTGCAAAGGATCATTTTTAGAATACTTGCTGATAAGTTTGTATTCATCTACCGTGGAATAAATTACTCCTGCTACGGGATTAGTAACTTCTGCAAGTGTGCCCCAAACCAATGCGCCAACTTCTTGTGTAGTAAGGAATATTAGTTTGTTCGCATTCCACGGTTTGTACGGAATGCGTTTACCATTTTTCTCAGAAATGACTGTACGGTCAATCTTTAAGAATGTAATTCCGTTGTTGTCATCGGCAAATGCTTCGTCAAACAATGTAGCAGTAGGAACAGGTAACTTAGTGTTGCTGTCGAATGTCTGACCTCGATAGTTGGCAACCAATTCTTTTGCCCATTGTTCTTGTCTCATTTTATTGTAAGTCGATAACGAGATTGCTATCGTTGTAATTGAGTTACCATCTGCGTCAGCTTTTGCAATAACACGCTTTATGTCATCAGAAGAAATAGTTCCAGCTGTTTCTACACCAAAGCTATTTTGCGGTAAATAGTTGAAATTTATGCGCAATCCAGTTCCTGTATTGTTTTCATCTTCAACGATTACAACTCCATCAGATAAAGCAGTTAAAAAGTTTGCTTCGTTCTTTTCATCGATACCAACAGAGCAAGCTACCGCATCGTTGGTTAGCTTGTTAGCTATATTAGTGAACGCAGCTCCTTGAGCTTTCATGATGTTGATTGTGTTGATCTGAGTCTCACGAAGAATTTTTTTCATTCCGACCTTTGGCAATGTACCATTTGCGTGAGCAATGGAGTCTCTCATCTTGGGAGGGAGAGGTGAGTCCATTGCTACCATGTCGGCCGCAACATAAGTTGTGTTAACTGATGCACTTTCCCACTTTTGGTCTGCGGAATATTCTTTGCGAAGCATTGTCTTGTGAAGATATGTAAGCTGATTGCCTCGCTTACCATTGATTCTCTCGATGATGGTTTGAAGTTTCGGGAAAATCTTTCTGATGTATTCAATAAATAGTGATTCTTTCATTTTTTACCTCCTTTCTACATTAATCGTGTAAGAATACAAGAGTTGGCAATGCCGTTTTCATAGCCGCTTTTATGTCGTCTATGGGGTATGGACTCGCCAAATCATTGACTTCGCCACTATACATAATACCAACCAATGGTTCACTAGTTGGTTTTGTACATACAACTACTCCTACATATTCATGAGAACCGGGAAGTGAGTCGTATCCATCGCCAGATGATTTTACGGGCATAGGTTTGTACGTGTCTGTTGACGGATCACGAATAACAACGTGCCCGGCTTTAATAACCGGAAGGTTATAATTTGATACGTCAAGAGTACGACCTCCGATAATGCCAGCTACATAATGCCGGATTACGACAGAATCCATTCCGGCATTGAGAACTTCCATTTCGCTTGATAAATTTGCTGTTGCACCCATTGTTACAATTTCTTTTTTGACTTAGAAAGTGTTGACTAAATCTTCAACTTCTTTGTCGGTTAATACTTCGTCTTGTTTACCCGAACCTTTACTTCCGGCAGCAGGAGGGGTTGCCAATGTTGCCAAACCTGCATCTGCACGCTCTTGATTGTAATTCTTCAGGTCTTCCTCAACATCTGAATAGAACTCCTCGAAATCGTCGTCACTCTCAAAGCTCATCTTAGAGAAGCTTTTCAAGGTACGTGAACCGAATGTTCCAGTGTCTTTCAGCAGGGCTTCAAGTTTGGCCTTACGCAAGTTAGAAACTTTTTCACCTTCCAATGCGGCAAAACGGGCTTCCTGTTGTTCTCTGAAAGACTTAAACCATGCGGGTTCTTCGTCTTGTTCATTTCCTTTGTTGTTGGGATTTTTCTTGTTTGAACCAGCTGGACGAGAGCCGCCTTTTGACGTGTCATCGTCAACTTCGTCATCATCATCTTCTTCTGATTCGGGGTGTTTTTTCTTCCATTCGTCAAGCAAACGGTTGGCTTGCGACTGGCCGAAAGTGAGGTAAGGGAGAACCGCTTCTATCTGCTCGTCGATTTCTGCGTTTACATCCTCTTCTGAGGCATCTTCTGCGGATTTCAGGTTATCGGCAATCTTGGCGGCGATACCCTTCAATTCCTTCGCGTTGAACCCTAACGCCTTCGCTTTAAGTTTCAACCTTACGAAAACTTGCTGTTGTCTGTTCATTTCATTTAGGTTTAAACAAAAAAATAGTCTGCGTAGCAATGTAGCCAGCAGACTATTCGCATCTTCTTTCAGATGTGCCTCCGCCTAAACGGACAAACAGGTGTTTACGACAAGTCGGGTGGCGTACATCTTCATACGCTTTTTGCAAATATACAGTAAAGTATATGAATTTCATACACTTTTCAATAAAATATTGATCGAGTTTTATTTTTTTTAAGAAAAGAGGATAATAAAAATAAGACAAAGTAATACAAAAACAAGATGGCTGGGAATGAGTGATTTATCATCAAGTAACCAAAGGCGAGTGGAAGTGAATTTGCGTTATTATCCAGTTATTCTATTGAGAATGGCAAAGATTGCTTCGTCAGTGAATCTGAAAATTGCGTGTGAGGTTGCAGATTAGATACTATATAAGGCATTCATCACTCATTGAAAGATAATCATTTTCAGTTAAAATAATACTGTCTAATAATTTTATATCGAACAATTTCAATATATTTTTAAGGGAGTTAGTCATTTTTATATCCTCATTACTAGGGTTTTTGTTACCGCTTGGGTGATTATGAACGAATATGACACCAGCAGAGAGAGTCTCAATAGCATATTTGGCAATCAATCTTTTGTCAACTGGTGTTCCGCATATTCCTCCTTGAGAGATTTTAGCATACCCGGTTATATTGTAGGCTTTGTTCATCAATATAATGAATGCACTTTCGTAAATAAGAATATCTTCATGATAGAACTTTCTTGCGAAATTAGCAGAGTCTATAGAAGAATAAACTTTGACAACCTCAAAATCTTGTTTTTTTGCTGTTATGCTGTATTCTACTGCTTTCTTTTTCATTGTTCTTATATATAAATAGTTATGCTATTTCGAATTTGTAGTTAGGATTGTTTGCTTTCATCGATTTTATGTTTAAAGATGAGTATATAAGCCTGTCACTTGTGTAAACACTTCTTGCAACTGTTCAGCATAAATATCACTCGAAAAGAAGACCTCTTTGGCCTCGGAAAAAGAAAAAGTCTTTTTGTTTAATTTCGGGGATTTGATGAATCTCATAGAATAAGTATCCTTACCTTCTTCATAAGTAATAATTAATTTATCTGCGCCAGATTTATTTTTGCTCAATTTAATAACCTGCTGCAGGTCACCAGATTCATTCTCCATGTAACCGGTAAATTTTGATCCTGTCATAACTACAAATCTATGTCTGCCAAGTTGTTCGTATAAGGCTAACATTATTTCTTTTATTTGTTCTTCTGAATGTTTCATTACTCTTATTTTACTTGTTAATCAGGATAATAAGATTCAAATTGTTTAGTAAGTAAAGCGAATTGCATACCCTCTGAATAATCTTTAAGATCATTAAAATCATCTTTATTATAGGCTCTTGGCTCCATATCGAAAGATATGTTATCATAGAGCTTACCATTCTTTACGGTGTAAATACACCAGCTTTGAAGTTCCATATTATCATCTACTAAAATGTAATCGCCATTTACCGTAAGCATTTTTTCGATGTCAGAGAAAAATGCTTTAATTTTTGATTTGTCTACAGTACTCATTGCTCTTTGTCTTTTAATTGTTAGTAATATTGATTTGTTTTAGTATTGTAAAGACACTCATTATCAGTGAGTTAACAAAATATTTACAACCTTATTTTGCTCATAATCAATAGTTTAACTTTTGGTAACTTGGATATTGTAATATCAAAAACGCCGACTTTCACAAGCCGGCGTACATAAGAGCAATGAAAACTGCAATTATTAATAAATAATAAGACAGTCTTCGATGCAAAGATAGAGGTTTATAGCGATCATAAAAAGTCTTTTAGTAATTCTTCGTCACTAATAAAATCATAGTCAAATGGATAAAATGTATTAGCAAGTGCATCCATATAGTCTGGCGAACGTTTGATACGTTTCTTGATTTCTTCTTTCGGTTCAATTATAATCCGTCCATCGCTTTGGAACTTCCAGTGTGTTTCGGTTGCTTCCTCCATGAGTTTGTCACAAGGGGGAATAGCCGCCCCAAAACCGTTCTTAGGGTTAAGCCAATCACGTAAAGACCAATAGCAGTAAGCTCGCATATTGGCAAATTCATATTGTCCGGTAAGGTCATGCAAGCCTTTTGCACTCTCGGAATACTTACAAGAATAAACATTCCTATATCCGAGTTCTTCCAATCGGGAATATACTCCAGCTCCTTCACCTATTGTATCGATGTACGCTTTGGATTTTTTGTCAGAAAGATATATGATGTGCATTCCTGCGACATGCATGTGGTCCGCTTTTCCAGCAGATTGGTGAACTTCAAATTTAGGGACATAGTTTCCGTATCGAGGGCAAAGTACACTTTCATCTCGACCCATACCAGCAACATCAGAACCAATCTTACATGATTTAGACGGTGTAAAACCTTCTTCTTGTAAACGATTCCAATTATCATTTGCAATCTCTATCCATTCATACGGAATAAGTACATCTTCGGAGACTTTTGGAAACATACCAAGTACCTTGACACGAAAAAGGTCATTAGGTCGGTATAGACCATCTTCCCACTTAAAATCACCTTCTCCTTCATTAAAATCTGCCTTCTGAATGGGAGAACACCAATTTATCACTTTATCTTTTACCCATTCATAATCTACTTGACCGGGAATGACTAATTTCCTTTTGACTACATTCTCTGCATTGAGTGAGTTTAACCGGAATTTCGCAAATCGATTGGATTTCATGGCTCGTGCGGCATAACCCGTAGTTATGTTAGGATTAAACACGATGAGTAAACGGGAATTTCCCTGTAAGTTACCTTCAATAGCATTATATGTTGCTTCTGAAATACCCGATGCTTCAGTAACGACGAACATTGTATTCACAGCGTGGAACCCAGACCATGCTTCAGTATTGTCATCACCAGCCTTAAACCCCGTCAGGAACCATTCTTCATAATTAGTCCTTATTCCGGCAGATAGAAGTCGACCGGGTAAAAATTCTGCATTTCTAAATAGTCGTGAGATTTCAGGCATCATGATGTTATATACCTGCCTTGCTGTTGGTGCAGTCATGGCAATTTTTGTATTCTTGGATAATTTGCCATCTTTCCAACGTGGAGTGAGGTACATAAAACACATAGCAGCACATGCTGCAACGAAGTCCTTACCACGAGCTGTACCTGATGCAACAGCTGTCATAGGATTGTGCTGGACAGAGGATATGATAGATTGCTGCTCGCTGTCTAAACGAACCTTCAAAACATCACGGCAAAACCTATTCCAGTCTTCTATCCATGACTTTAAGTAGCGTATGTCCTTGCGTACATGGCTCATTCCTCATCATCAGGCAATTCTTGCATCAGTTTCTCAAATGGATTGACATTCACGTTTTGCTCAACGCTTTCCACATAGCCACGTTTTTTGCCTTTTGTCTTGAGATGGAATATGATGGCTGTAAGGTTGCCTGCGTTAATCTGTTCAAGCAATTTGCTTTCAGAAAAATCGATTAAACTCTCATCAACATCTGACAGTAGTTGATTCAATTTAGGGTACTTTTTACGCCATGCGGTAAATGTATTTCGGTCTATGCCGAGAGAAGTACACGTAGATGATATATTACCAGCTTTCTTAGTATAAACCTCAGCGACCTTTTCATACGGGATTTTCTTGTATCGTGCCATATCACAGTTTTTAAATGTTGAATTTGCTTATTTCTATTTGTTTTTAATTATCAGTTAGAACGCACTGTTTACGACCATTCGTATAAAATCATTGTACTCTATGCCATGCTCTTTCATGCACTTAGCCATATATCCATTGGGAGAAAGTCCGGGAATCATATTAATATCTATCACATATGGTACTTGGTTGGACATTCTGAAATCTATCCTAAGGTAATGTTTAGCACCTACCGCTTCAAACACTTTCTTCGCAATTCTGTCAAGTAATTCATCTTTGCAGGCAGATGCACTGAAGCTGTAATTTCGCTTTGTTTCATCCGTTTGTATGCCATCCGTGTTATTGGCATTCGTAAAAGCAGAGTATGTCTTTAAAGAGCTATCTTTCTTTGAGTATATTACAGAAGTGGTTATATCACTCCCGTCAATGTAACGTTCTATCATCGGTTCTATGCCTTGTTTGTGAAGAAATAGACATTTATTTATGACCTGCGACTTAGTAAAGCATATACTGTTTGAATCTATTCCGACGCTATTCTCGCCAAACTTTGGTTTAACGAAATATGCGAAACCTCTTTCCACATCATTGGGACCAACTGTCAGAGGAAACGGAATGCCACATTTGTACAATTCGGATTTAACAGCTTCCTTATCATGAGTAAGATAGTTAGTCTGCGAAGATTCAAGCGTGGACGCAAATCCGATTCTTTCCTGAGCTTTTCTAACATGTTGATTGATGTTCTCGTCTCTTGCCCGAATAAAAGCAATATCCTCTTTCGTGAGAAAAGAGAAATCATCATCCTTATCCGCACAAAATATGTCTATTTTACCATCGGCAAAGGCTTTCTTATAATACTTATACGTGGGAAAGCTGCCGTCTTCCTCTTTACGATTCGCTATTACCCAAATCATTGTCTTTCTGTATTTCGGTTAAACGTTCCTTTGCTAGATCAAGCAGCTTAGAAAAGCATATTGCAGGAGACTTGATGTTGAATTGGTCTCCTATTTCTTTCTGCAACTTAAGCAGCATCTCCTCATTAGGTTCATGGTCTGCAATCAATACGATGTCGCTTTTCTTCGCCTGCTCCCTTATGTCCCCAAACAGACTGTCTAGTGCATCAAACGAGTTTGGGTAAAGGATAATGGAGAAAGTGAAAGTCTCCTTCATCACGGATATATCTATACCGTTCGTATCAACCGGTGTAATTTCGTCAATGTTGATGTGGGCGAACTTCTTGAACTCGATGGTCTGAATTTGTTCAAATAATTTCTTCAAGATATTCCTGTTATCTTCTCCATGTAAGGAGTTATGGGAAAGCTGGATTGCTATAATCTCATCTTTCGTAAGCTCATCTTCATCGCAATAAAGAATGCCTATCTTGGAGTAACGCAGTTTCTTACAAGCCCTCAATCTGTGATGCCCGCTTATCATCACAAATCTTCCGTCTTGTTTTTTGTAACAACACGGGACGCTACTCAATCCGGATTTGCCAATATTATCGCATAGGGCGGCAAAATCCTCTCCAGTCATTTCGTTGGCGTTCATTTCCGCCTCATCTATAAGGCTGATGGCCACCTGATCGTATTTCCATCTATTTTCGTTGCCCATTTTCTAATAGCTTATGGTATTTTTCTATTACTTCCTTATAGCTTGAATACACACCAAGTTGCCCGCTATAAGCAAGATATGATGATGTGCAATGCTCTTTCACTTTTGTATAAACACCCCGATATTTCATACTTACCGGTTTGTGGGTATAAGCACAGCTGATAACCTTCTCCACTAACTTGTGCATAGAGCGGCTCAATATTCTTTGTACTTCTTTTGTTTGTATGCAGTACAAAATAAACTTACTAAGTTTAGGAATTGCATTATTCGTGCAAAAATCAGTAAGTTGAAACAGATCATACCCATTGTGTTGTGGTAACGTGAATCCAAAACCACCCAGCGTGTACTTGCCGTACATGACTACAAAAGGATATGTGGATGAACTTACAGAATCCACTTTCTTGACATACTTCTTCTGCAATCCTTTCAAGTAACCCGGTTTTACCTTCAATATCCTTAGAGCATCCGGGTTATCTATACCCAAATCATCAGGCGGAACTATCTCATCAACGGTATCAATACTGGATGAGTATGAAGTGTTTGACTGACTGTTTATGCAAGGTTTGTTGCAATAAAGATAACGACCAGCCGACCACCTTTCGCCTCCTGAAGAATTGAAGATAGCAACTTTGTGCATATTACTAAGGTATGGACTATTGCTGATGAAGTAAAACCAAGTGTCTTTTGGCAACCTTTCCACCAATTCGTAATAGTCATTCCTTATAACGGGAATGTCCGATTCCATATCACTGTTTTCCCGTATCAGCTTGAACGCCCTCTTTAAGAACTTATCCTTACCATAGTTAAAATAGATGACTTTCTTTCCATCAATTGCTTCTTGAAGAGAGCCTCGATGGTATTCACAGGTAGTAAGCAGCGACATAAGCCTCTCACTTGACTTCTCCGTGTATTCAATGGACTCTTTTGCCTTATACTTTATCGCATCGAGAATAGCATCGTTCCTTGCAGACTGGCTCATACAGAACTTCTGCAAGCCATTTGCATACAGAGCCAACGCAAGCTGCCTTGATGGTGTCTTGTTGTTGAACTGCTCCAGCCATTCCAGACTGTTGTTATACGTCAGCGACATTTTTCCATTGGATAGCAAATACAGCAAATGGCAATATGGGTCTTGACTAAAAATAGACACATCCATTTTATCCATGAAAAACAACTCATAGTTATATAAAAAGCTGTTTACTATGCATACCTCTTTGTGCCCATGTTCTTTCATTGCCTCATATAGAGCCGAAGCCTGTTTGGAATTGAATGCTATCGGTCTTGTTTGAAACGTTTCTATAGCATTGTATGGGTTGCCTTGATAGAGTAGCGGAATAAGCTCCTTAGGTGTTTCGTATTTCAGTCCGGTAACTTTTTTGAACTCCTCATAGGTATGTAGTAATTGAAAGTCATTCAACGTATGATTTATGGCATAATAAAACATTCTATACGTAGAGTAAACGCAATTCATCGCCATATAAAAATCTGTTGTAGCATGATAGGTGCGAAACTCTATAGTCTTAGTCTTAAAATATGATGATATGTTAATTGCGTGACGGATAAAACCTTTCTTTGAATTGTTAGTAAATAATTCTCTTATGTCGTCAAATGTTTTGGATTGCAAAACACCATTATAATATTTTTCAGTAGGAATCGGCATGAGATTGAAAACCATTTCGTCCCATTCTGAGATATTCGCATACTTTTTGATGAACGGATAGCATACATAAAAGAAAAGAAAGATATTTTTTAATTGCTCCACCGACAAATCCCCAGCATAGATATGGACATGTGTATAGACGCTCCATTTGATTACACCTCCTGCATTTACCATAGATTCATATACACTTTTCAATTCGTGCAAATCTTTCAAGCAAAGTCTTAGCGGTGGAGTATTAATTTCGCCACCAAATCTCTTATTACACGTCCCGTCTGTGTTAACAATATCCTCATCCTTACTCCATGAATATCCTGTTGGCAATGACACTTTACTACGGTCAAGATTACACATCTCAATCTCGACACCAAATGTACGTGTTTTTATGTCTGTGCTAATATCCATATCTTGTTTCGCAAAGTTCTTCTATATACTTTTCGCAACCTAATCTCTGGATAGTTCTTCCGTTTTCTCTAAAATCTTCTCCTAAAGCTACACTTGAAATATTGATGAGAGATGTTGTAATGGGAACGTCTACGCCTATTCTTTTGGCAATGCTTTCCAACAGGATAAGACCTTGTGAAACATCTTCCGTGATGTATCTTGAACGCACTGAAGTAGGACTTATCGCCCTATCTTTGGATTCAGAGTATTCGTAAAAACTCTTTATAGGGTCACCGAGAAAACCTCCTGCGACAAAAATATCGATAGGATTACAACCTAATCGTTCTAAAACCTTGCGTTTCTCTTTATCCAAATCCAGCATAACCTTAAAGGTCGCATCATTACCACGGGCGTATGCTTCCCTATACATACAGAAGTTTCCCTTGCTGTATTCTATTCTTGGAATGCTCATTATGGATCCAACGGTATGCAAAACCATATTAGGGTTGAGTAATGCGGATTCCAATACTGAGTATTCGTTGCTGAAACCTTTATATAGTTGACGGATTCTATCCATACACTCCCCTGCTATTTCTTTTTGGAAGATAGACAATGGGCTTCTTGTAAGCCTGCACCCAACCCGGAATACGACTTCTCCGGGGACATCATCTTCTTCTATTCGTCCTTCAAGATATGGGCCAGCAGTTTCCACTATGACTGGCATTGAAGAACAGTGCTTTTTGAAGTAGAAAGATGACATATAACTGCAAATGCAAATTACAATCTGGCTCCCGTTGAGAAACTTGCTTATTCTCTCGATAAGATTTTCGTGATAGGTACTTTGAATTGTCACAATGACGACATCAGCTTTTGTTACTTTGCTAATGTCATGAGATACTTCATTGATTACAGCAGTTCTATAACTACAGTTCTCTTTCAGCAATACACGGTTATTGTTCTGACGGATTTTGTAAAAAACTGATTCTTTCGAGTGGGAGGTTTTAATCAAAGAAACGTCGTGTCCGCCAATAGATAAATCTGCTGCTATGGCTACACCTACATTACCACACCCTAACACTGTAATTTTGATAGGATCATTAGAGTTCTCTTGTCCTTGATTTAAAGGATTTGTTATCGTTTTTTCGTCCATATATTTAAGTTGTATATAACTTCATATACATTTTGTGCTAAGTCTGCCAAGCGTATTCCCGACAGGACTAAACACAAATCCATCATTTTTCAAGCTACTTGCAAGAACACTTATGCAATTCTTCGGCTTCTTTCAGTCGTGTCAGATAGCAATTACTATCACCCCGTAAACTGCACAAGCTTTAATGTTCTTGCTTTTGCTTATCGCTACTATAAGGGTTGAGCGGAAACAGGGAATCGAACCCCACTCTTTGGCTGGAATGCCAACGCTCTGCCGATGAGCTATTTCCGCAATATGGGCAGCCTGCAAACCGTTTATCAGAATTTTCACTGCCCTTCTTTGTACTTTGGTCGTTATTTCTTATCTCTGAGGTTGAAGTGGGATTCAAACCCACGAATAACGGTTTTGCAGACCGTTGCGTTAATCACTTCGCCATTCAACCAAACCAATGCTGTCAAACCACCGCTTGCTTGGCAAATCTGACAGCATCCCATCAAACGCTATTGATGGTTGGCATTATTTTCAAAACAAACTCGCTTGTTCATAATTGGGCTCTTTCTTCTCAACAACTCCAAATTCTGTGATTTCAATACCAGTATTTTCTGTGATCCATTTTGCCAAAATATGGCGATGGCAGAAATCACCCGGTTTTTCGTAGCAACAAAGAGCAACGTCTTTTCCTCCGCTTAACATTTCAATTTGTTTCACGACTTGGTTCGCATCTTGGCTTGCCAATATTCTGTCGTAAAGCTTAAGATACTCTTCTCGAGAACAAGGTCCACTTACCATATAGCGGGTGGGACAAACATTCAACATTTGCGGAATACCAGCTATAAATCTGGGTTTTCCGATTGCTACGCAAATCATATTAACTCCCGCCTCTTTCAGTTTTCGACTATTACCGAAATACGATGTAAAAATCTTCATTTTTTGTTCTTTTTACGATGTAAATATATAAAAAAGTATATAAAATTCATGCACTTTTAGTGCTAAAATTGTCTAAACTACCACGTTTTTATTATTTCTATGACTTTTTCATATTCTCCAGCGTGTAACAATGACGCTTCGGTGTGGAAATTTATATCAGTTAATCGATATTCTATAAGTAAACAGGTATATTCATCACCAATTTTGCGATGGTTTTGATGTTTCTTGGCAAGTGATTCCAATTCTGTACAAGATAGACAGTAGTGATTCTTGCGATTAAGATTCCGCATCTTATTAACATCTTCTTCTTTCAAATCTTCGTATGTCATGGCTTAATCCTCCTCAAATTCGTCTTCATATACAAAAACATGTTTACCACTTCCACAAATCTCGACTTCCCATTTATGCATGTTCGGCCAATATTCGATTAGAATTATGTTTCTATAGCCTTTATATGGCTCTTTCAATGTTGCTGTTCTCATTGCTCTTAATTTTAAAATGTCGGATCTATATAGTGATTTTGATAATGCAACATAAGCAGAACTCCATCTTTGTAATGATGCCCTTCTGCTACCCAATATCCATTCCTTCTTTTGGTGAACACTTTGGGTGCTCCTTCCAATTCTGGTAGGACTTCATATTCGCTGGCATAATAGTCTATACATTTGGTTTGATTGAAAGTAACCTCAATCTTGCATGGAGAAATAATTTTAGTAACTGTTGCCGCTCGTTTATCCGAGTAATAGCAGACCGTACAGCCAAGTCCAACTTCGGGTACGAGATTTTTGATTGCGTCCAACTTCGCTTTTTCCTTTTGCTCTTGCCAATCTGAGAATTTTATACCGCCGGGATATTTGCGACTTTCTATTTCGTGTAGAATAGCAAAACTCTCCTTGCTTGTTAATTTCTTTGATATTTCCATTGCTATGTATTTTATCCGTTATACGTTGATGTTATTTCTTCTGCACGGAGTTCTTTTCTTAACTCACCGTTCCTATATATTCTCACGGCTACTATTCTAACTGTATCGGATAGGAAACGCCCGCAGTCATTAGCTAGCTTAACTTGTAATTGAATAGCTTTTGCTAAATTTTTAGTACGCTTTCTTATGGTTTTCTTGAATCCGAAAACATAATCTTCGGTATCGATTTCGAACTGGTAGGTGTCAGAGTGTAATATCTGGTTAAGTTCGGATGTCATTTGTTCTATCTTTTCCATTGCTATTTTGTTATTATTAGAAAAACAAATTAATTATCTCTTCTTTTGTATGGTAATTAAGCCAGTTATTTGCATTCTCTGTTGCTTTCTCAACACTTCTATACTTTAATCCAGATGATGCAATATATAAGCAAATCGTACGTTTGTGCATTTTCAACACTTGTTCCTTTTTAGGCTTAGTTATAGTTACTTGATTAGTACGTTTATTAAACTTACAAAACCGATTATTTAAAGTTTCTTCTTTTGTAATAGCCTTCATTGCTCTTATTGTTTAAGTGGTTATTTTGGATATATAAAGATACAAATAATATATTGAATACCAATGAGTTATGTCTTTTATTTCATGCGCTTAAACTTTGTTTAACTTTTTGTCTCTCAGCGACTTTCGGTCAAGTATCTGTGCAAACAAACCAGTTGCAAACACTATTTCACGTCCATACTTATCCTTGCATCGAATGTATATATCTGCATCTTCACCAGACATATAAAGCTCATACAGATTATTGTATGGACGAATGCAATCACGGAACATTTCCGATGCCGTCTTTGACTTACGATAACCACTTCTGCCCATACTTTTCAAATAATAATGATTTACTTTTCTCTATCTCCTTGTCTGTGTCGATTCCGAGTTGTCGATAGAAAACAGAATTACCGGATAGGCATTCATGTGCTATCTTCAATGTTCTACGTTCTTCTTTGGAGAAACCAACTCGAAAAGTAGAGAATATAGCTAATGCTTCTTTCAAATAGCCGGAGTGGAGTAGGGATATAGCTTTACTTGTTTTGGTTTCCATAAGGGTAAATTTCGATGTCTTCAAAATCATCGTCAGTAAGGGCGATTTCTTCTGTGTTTATCATTTCTTCTACTTTCTCATGAGCGGAATCCATGTTTTCTGCTTCTACCTCCACTACCTTCGAGTAGGTTTCGATTATTCTGAATTTGCATTTCATTCTATATTCCCTTTATTTAGTTTTGAATTTTGCAATCCTGCATGATACCCATCAATCCATATCAACAATTCTGTGGGTTTCAGATACCCGCTTATCCTGTGACATGGAATGCCCCCTTCTATTACTCTATCCCCGGCAAATGATTCGTCGTGTATTACGAACGCATAATACCCATAAGAGAATGACGAAGCGGTTAGATGCATTCGATTAGCATGACAGTACTTTTCTAATTGTTTTAATGCTTCTTTTTGTGTCATAACTGATGATTTATAGATTTTCGTTGATTTTCTTTTCTGTCCGTTTAATGAATCGTTTAATCATATCTTCTAACTCATTCCTTAAATCGTCCTTGTCAAGATATGAGCGGAAAGTTTTCGATTGTAAAATATCGATGATAGCATACGATTTTTATCCGTTAGATTTAACAATGATTATTCGTCACTTATTACCCCCATAATTTTACTGCAAGATCATAATTCTTTTGAGCTTCATTTACTGCTTTTTTGGCATAAGTAAGAGTGTAGGAGTGTTCACGTGGATATTTGCCTGACTTTACACCTTCATGATATTCTTTGGCTTCTTCCAGCTTGTGCGCATAAAAGTCAATACTTTCCGGCATAGATAGGTTGATGGTTGTAGCACGCTTGTCCCAGTATTCGGCTTCTCTTTCATGTTCTGTTGCTTTGTCGCTAAATTCAACGCTTTTACCCATGTTTCTCCAAGCATCCGCTATTGCTTTTCTGTGTCGTCTTTCGCTATGATGTCCTATTTTAATAGGTTCTCCAAGTGAAAGAAAATCTCTGTCCTTATTTGACTTTTCGAAATATACATGACTTTTTTTATTTGCTGATACAGACCATTCACGTCTACGTTCGGCTCTACGTTTTGCCCATTCTTGTACGTTGAATCCGTCAGCTCTTACGATGGAGTAATAATAGAATCCGTCACGCTCAAATATCAGATTAAAAACGATACTTTCATTCTCTTTTCCATACTTGGTTGTAACTAGAATTTCCTCACCTCTTTCGTGCTTTTCTTCGCACTTTGCCAAAAATACGTTTGGCGCAAACTTGTAATATGTGTTCATTGCTCTTATGTATTTGCAGGGAAAAAGTCCTGCTGGTTATAAATTAAATATGCCAATAGCTTTCGCTATAGTTAATACTTCTTTTTTAGTCTTTACTGTATTTGGGATAATTGTCCCATTAGAAGACTTAGAATAAAGATTGCCACAAACTAATTCGTAATCGTACCCTATCACTTGCTTTTTACGAGCAAATCCTACACAGCCATATCTTATAGTCCATTCAGAACCACCACCAAATGGCATATAATTACCCTTTTCGTCTTGCCATGAACTTTGATGCCGTCTGGCAGATAAGAATCGAGTACCTTCTTGATTATACAATAAAACTTCATACGCATTATTAATTATCTTCACACTCAATTTTGCACGTTCTTCTCTTTTGGCAAGAGTGGCTTGTGCAATGGTTAGCGCACGTGCCATGATTTCTTCTGGTGTGTCTTCTTGCTTGGTGGAGATGTAGCCGCCTGTGGTACGTACTTCGTGAAGGATTTGTTTGACCCCTTTCTTGAATTGTTTGGCTATTGGCTTGCGGCTTTGCATAAGGACTTCGTATAAACCACCTTCGGTTAGGAACCAAACTTGTTGGTTTCCACCGGGGGTCGGAATAATGTTCCGACCCTTTTCATCATCATCTACAGATGCAACCAATTTGTTAAGGCTTGTTTTGTCGTAATCGATGCATTCTGCAATCTCTCTTGCAAGGAACATGGGATTTTCTGCTGTTCCGTAAACTGTGAATTGGTGTCCAAGCAATTCTGTTTGTTTTAGGACTTGAATTTGGGCTGCCATAAACTTGTAGCATTAAGTTGTATGATAGGTAGCAAAAAGCGGCCGCCATATACGCTGCTACAAGTTAATGGACTTCACCTCGAAAGGCTAATCTTTACTTACGTATAGGAGGCCGCCAATATATAAAAGTATAGGCATAAAAAAAGCCCAACTTTCTATTGAGCAAATTAACCGCTTGCCCTGCGAGATGATTAAGTTCATCAACTTGTAGCATTACAAAAGTATTGAATTTTACGAGGTAATGCTAATTATTGGGCACAAAATTAGAGCATGGAATCTTGAAAGTGTATGAATTTCATACATAATTCAATATTATTAACCTTTGAGGGCTATTATACGATTTCCTAAATCAGTGAATCCTAAGGCGAAATTCCGTTTAATGCAAAATTACAATATTCACAAATAATGAAGTGCACCACCAGAAAACGTAAAAAGAAAGCGATGAAAAATTAATCTCACCGCTTTTTATATGCCTCAAAATAGACGTGTGTAAACAAATGCCAAATTAGAGTTGTACAAACATCAATTCTTTAAATCAAAGGAATTATCCGTATTTTATCGAGCAAGCCACAAACAAGGCCATAGCGCCGAATATGGCACTTGCTACTGCGATTATGGTAGTTATAATCCATTTCCAGTCTATGGGATTGCGTAAGTTAGGATTGGTGGCAAAATAAATTTTTCCATATTTCGTTATGCGGACATCTTCAAGTTCATGCCCCTCGTTCCATAGACCTTTGACAAGACCTAATCTTTCCAGCGAGTCTACGCACGAAATGAATATATGGTGCGGATAAGTGTTTGGGCAGACAATCCCGCTGCTGATTAAACGCAACACTTGCTTCTCCTGTTTTGATAGCTTGATTTGCTTCATGGTTGCCACTATTTATCGTCTTTCCTGAATGGATTGAAATCCGGGTCTTCATCTTCATAAATAATGCCGTCAAGGTACATATTGGTATTGGCTTCATCTTGCCAACGCTCAAACACGGCACGGTCGGCCTCGTCCCAGCCGGTGCGTTCTTCGAGTGTCATAGTAGCACGCTGGGCTTCGATATGCTTGATTACTTCTTTTTCTTGTTTCCTTTCCTCATCAATCTCTTTAATTACTTCCTCGATAGAAGAATAACAGGATTTGGCATAGCAGCATTCTGTACCGCCATAGATAAAAGTAACGGTTTTTTCCGTTTCGCCGATTATTTTATATTTCTTCTTCATTGCTCTACAAGTATTATTCTATAAGTGCCATCTCCTTCTATCCTACGTTTCTTAACCAAGAACTTAGTTCCTTTGTCAAACAGAATTTCATGTTGATTTTCAAGTGTAAATATACCATTAAATTCTGATATTTTGCTGATATTGCGTCCGTTTTTGCTTTGTATCTCAAAGATTACACGCTTGTGACTCTTGGGTATTCCGGCATGTGATATGAACTTCATAGGTGTATCCATGTAAAGGCTGGACGAAATGAAACCCTTATCGGACACTACATCGCCGATATGGTCAAGGAACCGTTCTTGAAGTTTCTTTATGCTCATGGTCTCTCCACGATAAACAACACCTTCATATTTGGGGAGCCTTGATAAGGCTTGACTTATCAGACGGCTTGCCACGTCCACATATTCATCTTCCGTTCCATTGCGTAAACGGCGGTTAATTTCACGACTAGTAGCCCTCTTGTTGCCAGAGGAGATGGCTTGGGTATAGGCATTGACCGCAGCTTGCTGCACTTCGGGAATATGCGGATAGATCTTGTTGTAATACTCTACACGGCTCATAGCAAGATTTGTCCTGCGCTTTCGAACAAAGGTTTTCTCTGTCTTGTTATAAACATTTACCTTAAAGTCCTCACGAATATATTTATCATTATCACGAATAAAATAAGGTGCGCTGTCCCAACTCTTTGCTCGCTGTATATTTTCGGTTATCCACTTTTTGAAAGCGTCCGGTACGTCTTTAACTTCGTTCACGCTTGCTGTCGTGGCTTCACTCCGACCGTCCCATTCCCAAAATTCTTCTTCGGTTTTTAGAATGGGTATCTTGTAACATCGACAATTGCTACCCCAAAAGCATTTTCCGTTCCTGCGGATATACATGATATGGTTGCGTTCCAGTGTCAAATCATAAACAAGACCATCATAATGCTGTATCTCTTTATTGAATACCGAAGACGTGACAGAATAGCATTCACGTATAGAGTAACAATCATAGTTTGACTTTATAATTGGACCATTCGCTTTGTGTGATACTCCTGCTTTATTTATAGAAAAAGAAGGCCTATGTCCTGATTTCAGTATTAGTTCGGATAAGTCTCCTGCCATGCGTTCAGATGTGGTGAAGTATATGATTTCATCTTTATCTGACTTGAATTCATTACCGTGATTCCCTATGAATGATCTGCAAGGACGCTTATAACCGTCGCAAAGGACAAAGGCATCAAGAAAAATCCTTATCTGCCTCTTTGAAGCATTCTTTATAACATACGGGACAAATTTGTTTATACACCGTCCAAAAATCTTCAAATAGTTGCGTATGGTAGTGTTATAAAATACGACCTTTTGTTTTTCAAGATGTGGTTCAAATCCCATACGCTTGATACAATCAACTATTTTATCTCTTGCCGTTTCTCCCTCTTGCTGGGATATTACGACGCCCGAATTGCTCATTGTACTACCGTCAGAAAGCCAATACCCCATAAATTCGCAGAACAAATCAAATTGGATTATCAAATCATCAATTTGGTAAAATTCGACATCGCCTGATTCATACTCGCAACCTCTATAAAATCTGCCTTTACCTTTCGTGTATTCTTTCGCTTGGCAATTCTTAATTTTTCCGTCATTCTTATTCAAATACACCATATTGTGTTCTGGGGTTACGAGACAATCAAGAGAGCGATTGTAGAAATGTATCATTTCTCCATAATATGAGAAACATTGTCTATCGATAAATTCAACCCATTCTATATTACGTGTATTTGGATTTAACGATAATATCAAATCATCATCTAAAACGTCTTTGAATAACTTCCAACCTCTATTCGTCAGAACTTCGCTATCATCTGAATAACAAAGGGGATGCCAACCGGTCCATTGGAAGTCTTTCGGGTACTTCCCAGCTAGTATATCGCAAATGTCTTGGAAAGGCTTTCCGTTGCAAGTATGGTTGTTGCTCAACTTGATTTCATATCCCACCACGAAGTCCATCTGCTGCCAGCGTAGGTTTTCAGCTTGACGGTATGCCATATTGATTTCGGAAGCAGCCAAACGGATAGAACGATACTCGCAATCCATTGCCCGTGATGCTTTTCCGAACCTTTCCTTGTAATCTTTTTGTAGTTGCGGGAAATCGAGCAGATATTTGGAGATTTGCTTGCTTAATGTAATTGCACTCGTACCTTTTTGAATGGCACATGATATGGCTTCTTCAAGTTCCTGTTTATACAGAGTCGATTGATTCCACAACTTATCTGATATGGTAAATCCTTTATCCTTACGTCGCTGAAACGCTTTCAATGCATCATTATTGGGCTGGTATAGGATTTCGTATTTCTCCTTTCCTATGGTTGCGCCATAAGTTTGCAATACTTTGTTGGCAAGAAGATCTTGAACTTCGTTGCTGTTTTTCCATTCTTCAGAAGTTCCACTATATATTACAGATCCGATGTCCTCAACGAACCGTTCTTGTAAGTCTCTTATCCGTTTCCTTGTTTGGGGATAATCCGACCACATAAACGTCCTATCACTATCAATGGTAAAATCGGTAATTCCGACTATTTTAGCCGCCTCTAAATTCAAATCCTCGTATATGGATTCCACAAGCATGACGTACTTGGCGAGCCGTTTATTCAGCTCGCCGTACTTGCGTTTCTGATTTGGAGTTTTTGGCTTTGCCATTGCGTATTATTTATTTTCAACCCTGTCAGGTGCTGGCATTTCCAATAAACGAATAGCTTTAATTGTTTCTTTACCCTCTAGTATTGCTTTACATAAGCGGTGGTATCCATCGGCGATTTGTCCTACATCATCAAGAATAATAGGATATTCAAGAGAACATTGATTCACTCGTTTGCACTGAAATATAAAACTATGAAGTTGATTACACTCAAACGGCTCTGCTGTCAAGTCAATATTCCATAAGGGCATATCAAGTATAGGGTATTCTTTTACTTTTGCAAAGTCATAGAGTGTTTGAGCTTTCCAGATCTTGTCTCCACGATGATATTCACTTTCGCTAAAAGTTATGTTATCTATAGGAACCTGCATATTATTCTTTTTTTATATATACTTTGATTTCACCGGTAACATGGAGTTCATCACCAACTTTTTCAACGGAGTATTCTATTAGCCCCCTCTGGTTGATTGAGCTTACAATTGATTGGAGAACTTCATCCTTTACTTCTTTGATGAACATTTCATCTGATTTTCGATTAGACCAACCTTCATCAAGTTTCTTCTTTTTTCGGTAATCCTTGATTTCTTTTTTAGTTCGGGCAAGGCAGATACCAAGCTTCTTTGCTTCGTAGTTATCAACTCGTTCAATACTACTCAATCTTTCTTATGGATTGATTTTTTCTGCTAATCTAATAAGCCAGTTTGATATTTTTGTCTTCATGATTTTAAGTTTTAAGCCAGCAGCGTAAACATCTGCTTACGCTGCTTTAACCTTTTTTACAGCTTGGCAGATAGGCTATTGTACAATTTCCCAGTCTTCTGCAAACACATCACTGATGGATGGTACCCACGAATCAGCACGTCCCGTATTTTCGTTATAGATAAGGCATTGGCTTGTATAGTCAATAAAACCTTTTCCTTTCAGAATAAGGTCTTTTGCTGATTGAGGAAGCGATTGCATCTTGGGAATGGTATCGCTTTCAATATGTGCAGGCACTTGCTTGAATACCGTCAGGCCTTTGCCGTTCCAGCCGTTTCTACGGATAGCCCCACCTTGCTTCAAAACTTCGATAGCATCACCGAAACACATAGGAGTTTCTTTCTTGACTTCTCGATATGATTCTTCAAACAATTCTTTGGGGGACCAACTTTCATAGCCATATTCAGCACGAGTGTGATATCCAAGCTTGCAAGATTCATGCTCTCCTATTTCACTTTTTACCAAACCTTTACGGCAAGCTTCGCCTAATGTCATAGGTTCTGCTTCAATCTGTTTTGTGCTAATGTACTTTTTCATGATAGTATATTTATTTACAAATTAAACATCTTCCTCTTCATAAGCCATCTTTGCACTCATGACACCAACCGAACTTAGCATCCTGATAGAAAGCCCCTTTTGTACGTCAAGCTCAAAAATCATATTGTCATTGAATTGAGCGGCAGGGTATTGATACAATAGCGCATAATCCATTCCTTCCAGCTTTGCGTATATACTAAGTGTGCCACTCTTCTCTCTGTCTATCTGCATTACACATTTTCCAACAGAAGTAAACTCACAGGAATAGCCCTGTTTTTCTTTACTAAATTCTAGTACATCAGTTTTTGCCATAATATTTATATTTTAGATTATTATTCCGGTTCTTCGAATATATTGCTTATCCTGCTTCTGGAAGCATCTGCATCTTCTTTTTGGATTTGGGCAAGAGTTTCTTGTGGATCAGTAGAGATACCTAAGTTCTTGATGGCCTCTAATTGGCTGACAACTGCTTTTCCACCACTTGCTGTAACCCATTTTTCTATTTCTGACTTTTCATCATTTTGGATAAACGGAGTTATGATGTGCTCAACCTCAACATTATCTACTTCATTTTTCCAAGAAACATTCATCATTTTTAGAAAGGCTTTGATTACGCTACATTCACGTTCAAATGCTTCTATCCATGCACCACTTTCATCTCCAACCTTTAAATGAGCGTCAGTAAGTAAAGTCTGCCTTGCATCAAATCCGATATTGCCAAGAGACTTCATGTTTTCGAAGGAAATATCCGGCATTTGTGATTGTGACCAGAACAACTCAACAAGGGTATCGACATGATATTTTAATGCCTCGATAGATTGTGCCCATGAAACATAGGACACGTCCCCGTTTTGTTCTACTCGGTAAACTCTACGGCTTTCTCCTTTATCTTCTCCTCCTTTTATGCCACCTGCTATTTTTAGGATAGGAGCGGAGTTATATGCTATGACATCGCTATTGCGTGAGAGGGTATATTCGATTTCTTTTCTGATATAGGAAAGACCGTGATAAATGGGAACAGGACGATAAACGTATACTCCAGGTATTTTCAGAATAACGACCGGTTCTGATTTTACTAATTCCCAGCCGTTTCCCTGTTGTTTCCATTTATAATGAATGTTTGCCGTGTATGTCTCGAAATAGGTAACTTCTTCATTTTTGGCCTTTTTTGTGTATTCAAAAGACATTGCGATCATATCGCCAAGCTCATCAAGTAGAGGGTATAAGCTAACACCGTCCATTGGTGAGTAGGTTTTGCATTTTAGCTTATATTTACTTTTAAAGCCGTATAGAGTGTTGGGATTCTCAACTGTGTACCAAATGGTGAACACTTCGCATGAAGCAAAGTAAGCATTGCCTCGCTTAATATTCTCACTGTAAATACGGGCATACTTATATATCGCTTCAATCGCTTTCGCAATACTTTGGCGGGTTTCATTGTCTTCTATATTGTGATATACACGTTTAACCGGGATAGCGAACATGAATTCAGTCATTCGCTTGGTGAGGAGTTTTTCAAGTCCGATGTAGATACGGGAAGCTTTTTCTGTATCTCCATTAGAGCGGATCTTATCTTTACGGGTAACTGTGTCAGATACTATATCATGTTCTGTTGGTTCGTAGTCTTTGAGAAGTTTATCCCATGAGGGGACTGTTACAGACTTTTCTTTCAAATCGTTGATTATGTTATCAACGGGCCGCGTACTGTCTAAGATAGAGGTGATTTCGTCCATTTGAGTAGAATATTACTTAATATTCGTTTTTACTTGGTGCAAATATAATAAAAGTCGCGTAATTTATATCACTTTTATTTATAAATATCCAACTAATTTGATAGCTTCATGCATGTAATAAGGGAAATTAATGACAGCAATCTCACCAGAATATCCACAACGCCATAATTCAGCCTGCCAATCTTGTATATCATCACGTTCATCAATATTGTACTTCTTCATTAAATCTCTCATGATAGCGCAATCCTCATATCTTTCCGTAACTTTAGCAGAAGAATAAAGATTGAGTAAGACGTATTCTCCATAAAGGAGGAGTACTTTTTCAAATATATCAAGTCGATCTTGTGTCATATCTATTTTTAAAAGTCACACATTATAGTATATTTAGTTTGCAAAATCTTTAGAACCTTCTCTGTTACATGAATTATATTTTCATTATACCTTCTTACGTTTCTACCATATCCCTGTATGTCTTTGTTTATCTCCTGGCGAAGTGTAGTACTTTTAGGCAAACTGATTTCATAGAAATTGCCATCAATTGAAGTTATCAACATATCAGCTTGCTTCTTTTGACAATCAAGTTCTGTTTCTTTGTATTCACCTTTGGGAATGAAATTAGGATTGGGTACTAAGTAGCCTTCTGCTACTACATTTCCATTTATATCATATACTTTCATAATCGTGTTTTCATGACATTATCAGTAATTTTGTTCCCTGTACTATCAAATACTTCTATGGTTGGTCTACCTCCGTTATCAATAGGAGAAATAGCCTCTGATGTTTCATATAAAGTTTCTCCGTCTGTAACCATTATCTGCTTGTCATCTTCAAAACAAAGTACATCTTCACCTTCCCATGATTTTATTATTTCTAACGCTTCTTTATAACTTTCTGCTTCGATAGAAAACTGAGTACGCTCCCAACATGTTACTTTGCGGTCCTGATAAAAATCAAATGTTTTCATTGCTATACTATTTTAGTAAATAATATTGGTTTCTTTTAGTATTGTAAAGATACTCATTATCAGTGAGTTAACCAAATATTTACAACCTTATTTTGCTCATAATCAATAGTTTAACTTTTGGTAACTTTACAATTTCCGTTTATATCCTGCTTTGTCCCATTATAAAATCTCATCATGTTTATTCTTGTATTAATTTTTTGCTTAATATTTTTCTTTTTGAGTTGTTCACCCCACTGATAGGCTTCCTCAATGACACTCTTGCAATGTTTCTTCTCCCAATTCTCGCAGAAAGGATATGACTTGTATATACTCTCAATCATGTTTCAAATAATTTTTTATAACTCATATTTTACTCCTAATTTTCATCAAATATGCTTTCGATTTTTTTGTTCACCCTGTCACATGTATCTCCAAAGGAAATGGCAAAAGATTCGTCGCCTACACGGTCTATGATGGATCGCAGGTCACGGGCGATGTGGTTGAACGCCCGCAGTTCTTCCAGCATAGGGAGGGTAACAGTGCCGTCATATTTTTTCAGTAGCGAAAGTAAATCGACAGCGGAGGATTCTGCAATGTCCGCCAACACTGGGATTTTTCTCAGGAGGCGATTACATTTATCTTTGTCCTCTTTGCTCATGGTGTCGGTGATTGTTTTTGCCGTGACTTGCTCACGGGTTTGTAGTAGCCGGTCGTATTGCCTTCGTAAGTTGTCAAACAGAGCGAAGTCACCCCTTCTCAGAGCCTTCTCCATCTTCCGGCTGTACTCCTCTTTCAATATTTCAATGTCCATGATTATTCCAAAGTTTAACTAATTGTTTTTCTGTATATGGTTCTTTTACACCCATATTTGCATTCACATACCATATTCCTATGGAATCAACAAGTATGAACTCATTTATCTTTATCTGGTATATCTCACTATCGGGGTGTGCTTCTTTTACAGCAATTAATGTATCTCCATTTGTATAGCAGCTTGTTAGTATAAGCGATACTAATAAAAGCAATAAAAATTTCTTCATAGTTACTCCTCCCACTCGATTTTAATGGTTGTAATATAGCCATATTCTATACTTCTATTTTTCAAGGCATCTTCCTTAGTTAAATAAGCACAACAAACTGTATCCTCGAAATCTTTATAGATATTAATCCACCCCTCTTTCTTTTCGGGGAGCATCATGAGGTCTCTTTCAGTTCCAACATTACATTTTCCATCTTTGTTGTAATAGAATATAGCTTCACATCCTTTATCTTCCAATAATGCTATAATTGGATAATTACCTTTGTTAATAGTATCAAAGCAAATAATCCTTGCCTTTCTACCATCACGAGTACATACAGGTTTACCGGCTTTGGCTGCTTCGAAGTCAAAGGGTTTTAGATTCAATTTCTTTTCTTCCATATTTTCTAATTTTAATTCGGTTTCTACTAAAAATGAGTCTTTATCACAGGAGTCAAAATTACATGCTTGCTCTTTAAACAAACAGTGCACACATGAGTATCCATCAATAGACCTCAATCTTTGAAGTACTTTACCCTCATAAACAAAAGGCTCTCCGACCTTTTCAAGTTTCTTGAAGATTACAGATTTACCATCTTTTCTATTGCTTGATAAACATTCTCCTCTTATCTTAAATGCATCAATACAATGAATATTATTCTGGACAGTTAAATTACAATTCTCACATCCAAAAGATTTTGTATGAATACACTGATACCATTCTCCGTTGTACTCAAATATTTCTCCTACTTTTCTTTACATATCTTACTGTATTTTAATCGTTCAAATTCTATTATCTCCTTATCCCATAGTTGGGCCACGAAATGTTCTAACTGGCATCCCTTGGATTTTTCCCAACCGGGGCAAAGGCATATCGCATCGCATTCCATTAGTGCCTTTATATCGTTTCCCAGAAGTTCATGATAGGGTTTGTCCAAATCGGGGTTTACATCGAAGTCTATCGGTGTGACGACACGGTAACCTTCCCCTTCGAGGACTCCCGAAACGTATAGTATTTCACTTTCCACTTCATCGAAGTCCCTGCCGGTGATGGGTAGGGAGATGTAGATTTTCTTTTTATTCATTTTCAATGATTGCTTTATAATATTATCTGTTATCTCCATTTCCGCCAATCACACCCCTTTGTTTCCGGGAAGCTAATTTGGTATAGTTCATTTCTCCGATTTTTTCAAGCGTATATCCTAAGTCATGTGAGAGGGTAGCGATATACCAAAGCACATCGCCGAGTTCCTTTGCCAATTCGCATTTTATGCTTTCTGAGAAATCTCCGTTGTGGTCTCGTAGTACCTTTTTTACTTTATCCGATACTTCGCCGGCTTCTCCAGTCAGTCCGAGTGTCGGGTAAATTATGTTATATTCTCTCCGGTATTGAGCTGTTTCAAGTGCCTTTTTCTGATATTCATTCAGTGTCATTTTTATTCTCCTTTTTAGTTATAATATTGATTATCTCATTATGTTTGGTATTAAATCTTTGATGTATGCCCTGCGAACTATATTTACATCACGTAAAAAGAGGAAAAGACCTTGTTCGTCCGTAATCATATTTCATTTTAAATCGAATATCTTGCTTGAATCCCTAATAGAATCAATAGACATCTTGGCACTCATTTGCCCCATAAATTCAGCGAAATCCATCGCCCGATCCCAACTAGACCATCTATGAGTAATCTCTACTAGTTCAAAGGCATTTAGTAATACCAATTTTTCATTTTTCTATCTCAGGTCATTTACCGCATTTCTTACTCTGTGATAAAATTTGTCATTATATCTTTTTGCGTTATATGGTTCCGCACCTTCTCTTGGTTCAATACTACGATATTTAACCGAAAACGAAGGAAGTTTATCTTCGCACATTGCATTATATACATCACTCTCCACCGGGCCATATGGCACAGCATAGAAATTATCGAATATGTCTAAAAGGTCATCGCCTCCATCTTTCTTAGGAGCAGCAGCCAAAAACAGCAGCTTCATGGCTGTAAGTTTAGGAAACGGCTTGCCCTTAATCGTTTCATGATTATCCCGCCACTCTTCAAAAAGGTGGAGCATATAATCAAATGCCTCTATTTTATCTACTTCCATAATTTCACTTTACCAATTCAAAATCATACACAAATACATAGGGGTTTCTCTCCCATGTGCCTTTACCGCTTACTTTATCAATTAGAATTTCGTAGGCATCTTGCGGCGTACAATAAGGTTGTATATCATTTGGAACATAGTATGCGTCCATAAAATGAGTATCTGCACTACCACATTGCCCCTTTATTATTCCCTCTTTCAAACAATCTTCATCTGAAATATCTTGTAACCGTTCAACACGTACATTGGTTATGCGGATTTGGTGTGGCATTAGCTCCGGCTTCACATACATTTTATTTGTCCAGCCTGCACCGTTTGGGAATAAATTAGGATTGCACTCATCATTGTAAAAGGAATTGTAGCTTTGAGCGACGGCTACGATTTCACCTACTTTATACGGGAGTCGGAATATGCTACCACCTTCCAGCTTTGCTCCATAACCACAGAACTCACAATAAACACTACCATCTTCGTTGACAACCAAACTCATGGGTTTGTCCTTCCAATATGCTGATTTATAAAAACGATGTACCGTAGAACAGTCCTCCGGTTGTGGATTCATTATCCGCCTTGTCTGAGTTTTTATACCTTCAAGTACGGCTTGTGTGAGTCCGTTTGCGAAATCGCAACGTTGGTTGTCGATGACTTCTCTTTTGTAATCAGACAGATAATTTTCTGTATAATTCTTTTTCATGTACTCATCGAAACTCTTTTCAATTGTTTTTTCGTTCATTGCTCTCCTCCTTTCATAAGTTCGATTTCTCTCATATCTGTATGATTTTTATAATTTATTGAAATAAACTGACTTGTATTCTTTTCAAGACCTTTTCATTTGCGTCGTTATAGAACTGTTTGTTGACCTCGAAGCCATATGCCTTTCTTCCCAATGAGGCTGCCGCATACAGGGTTGTGCCGCTTCCTGCGCACGGGTCGATGACAACATCGCCCTTGTCCGTGAATATCTCTATCAACCGTTTGAGGAGCGGGACAGGTTTCTGGCAAGGGTGGCATTTGGGCGTGGTGTTGTCCCTCACCCAGTCGAAGCAGTTGAAAATCATTCTCCCGTTGTTGTTGAATTTGGGCAACTTGTCCCGATAAAGGATAAGACCGTATTCGCAGTTGCCGACGACCTTCATGTTTGCTTTCAACACTTGCGCAGAGAAGTCCTTGCGGAAAACCAGCGGTATGTAGTGATTTAACCCGTATTTGCGGCCTAACTCTATGAATTTGAACTGCTGTTCGTACTCGCAGAACAGTATCATGCAGGGGGATTTGCCGGCTTCTTTCGGCTCTTTCACGAGCATTTTTGAACAGAAGTGCATGAACTCGGCCGGACGAAACTCGCTGTCGGACGAGAAGAATTGTTTGCCTGCCAATGCGCTCTCGCCGTTCTTGTTGTCTCCGTCGATATACCATGCGGGGTTGCTGGCGTAGGCGTTATTCGCCAAATTATACGGCACATCTGCTATAATCAGCTGCGCTTTTGGCAGACCATAGACTTTATAATTCTGGAATGAGTCGTTGTAAAGCTCTATGTCTTTCATACTTAACTTTCCTTTTTGCTGTAATTCTCAATTTGTTTTAATAATTTGGACAGTACACGGCAGTCTCGAATAGTCTTACCCGTAGCCTAATTACTGTATGATCTACATCTAACAACCCTATCCTCATAAGTCACTGAGATTAAAAGTTTTTATTTCCTCCTCGGTGAACCAATATTTGACTTTGAGAGGCCTTATGCTGTAAAGCATTTCGTCGTAGCTATTCCTATTGTATATCTCGTCTAATCGGCTATATAGTTGCTTAGCTCTGTCTATGTCTTCATAGATAACTCGCTGAACTTCTTCATTGGAACAGTTGATAATATGCTTCGAGAAAACATATACTCGGTCATTCCTTATGTCAAGATAAATAAATATTACAAGCGTAATAAAAAGAATGGCTAATCCCGCTATCAATGTTATTTCCATGTCATTTCTCCTTTCTTAATTTTGCTTCAAATCATTCATTTCATATCCCATGTTAAACAGCCATTTGAGCTCTTCCCATTCCTCGAAGGTGAGGCTGGTGGTTCTGCTTCGTTCCCATTCCCGTTCCTTTTCCTCCTGCCTTTTTTTGTCCTCATAGAACCGCAATAGTTTCTCTCTGTCGGCTCTGAACTCTCGAAGAGACCTTGTTATCACCATAGGGTCGAAAACTCCGTAGAACGTACCGTAAAGCCCCTGTTTGAACCGCTGGAAGAATACCATGAACTCGGTAAGTTTGAAATCGCCATAGCCGGAGATGATGATACGGGCTATCTCCTCGTATTCCTTTTCCGTCATTCCGTCCTTGCGGACTCCCGAAAATTCGGCGAGGTCGAGAAGCTGTATTTCCAGCCACGACTCGGCGATGTGACTGCCGAACGTCCTCGATACACGGGCTATGCTCGGAGCTTTGCCGATAAAGCATCGTTCGAGGCTCTGGCAATAGCGGCCTTGATTGTCGGGGCTAAAAAGGCAGAGCAGATTCTCCCCCGTCTTGTAGGTTGCCAGTATCTCCCGTTGCCAGCTTGGTGGCGATGGCTTTTGCAAACTCTTCAACTCGCTCCTGTTTAGTCTTTCCGGTAGCAGCTCTTCTATTTTTTTCATACTTTTTCTCGTTGTTTGCCCATGTGGCGAGCCGCTTGGAGAGCTCCCATGTGGGCTGTTTCTCGAATCTCATTTTCGTTTGGGAGGCGTTCATCTCCGACCAATAGTCGAAGAATGCCCGAAGCATTTCTTTCCCGTACTTGTCGGCATAAGGGATAAGGGAATGATAAAAGGCTTCTTTTCTTTCGTGCGTGGCGGCGGACGCCGCTTTTTTCTTTATACTCTCGTTAGAGAGTATTTCTTTTTTTTCTTTTTCTTTTATTTTCTTTTGTGGTATTTTCTCAGAGTTTATAGGCATTTCTTCGGAAGAAATAGGCATTTCCTCGGAGGAAATATGTTTTTCCTCGGAAGAAATAAGGGAATATTCGACAAAATCGCATTTCCGATTGATCTGTTTGCAAATGTCCCTGTATCGTTCCTGTATTCCTTTCGATGACAACACATGTTCCATTTCAAATAATTCTTTGGAAAATAACCCCAGTGCCAGACAGCTCTTAATCACTTCTGATATATATGCCTCTTCAAACCCGGTCTGTTCCGAAATAATGAAGGGCAACTCTTCGTCCCACATCATGTAGTACCCACCCTTGTAGATAAGACATAGCAGGAGAGCATATACCGTCATAGCTTTACCGCCTTGATACTTGATTAACTTTCGTATTCTTATATCTTGAAATGTGTCTATGTCAAAAGGAAAATAGTCCAATCCCATTTTTCTATTTCGTCCCATGTATATTTAGTTCCTATTTTCTTTTTATAAACTCATGAATTTTACTCATAATATGACAATTTCCACTGACGTGAAACGGTTGGGAAACTGTAAGATTGTGCTCATAATTGTTCTTATTTATTACATGGTAAATTTAATATATTATTTACTTTTTGACAAATATAAACATCTGTAAATCAAATGATTAAACATTTTTTTTAATTTGTGGTTTCAGTGATTGAAAATGCCCACCCGTTCAGGGTCTTGTGCTTGTCAATCTCACCGGTTTTGCATAGCTCGTTTATCTCAGATTTGAGTGACCGTATAACCACCGACTGTATTTCGGTAAAGCTCGCTATGGAGGGCTCCTTGTTATTCTTTTTCTTTTCCTCGATAATGGAGGATATAACTTGCTTGGCTATAATCATGGCTATTCTTGTTTTAACAATTCTGGGTTATGAGAATACAGCCGGCAGGTACTTGTGCCGGTAAACGTTTTTCAGATAGGTTATCATTTGGTCGTAGCTCTTGATAAAGCCCTCGTATAAGGTCGGCGACTTTTCTTTCCAGCTCGTACAATTCCCGCTGTTTCTTTTCTTCGCCGTATTGGTTGCGGATATTCCTTTCATGCTCGTTGAACACAATCCAGTTCAACGCTTCGCCTACTTTCTGCATGGCTTGGGGCATGAAGTCTTTCCGAACGATCTTTGAAACGGCAGAGCCTAGTTTGTTGTAGGCATCGCCGGCTTCGTTGCGATACTTTATCATCTCGTCATAGACGAATTTCAACACCTTAACCTTAAACGACGGGTTAATCCACATTGCAAAATCGATGAACAGTAAGGGTGACATCCAAACAGCCCCTGCCTCTTTGCTCCCGTCTTTGTTAGTTCTCGATTTATTGATTATAAGTATTTGATTTATAGGTTTTTCGGAATTCCGAATTTGATCGTCGTCATTTATAAGAGCTTTTATAAACTCTTTTGTCTTACTGTTTTCGAGATAGTGGTTAACATTTTTCTTGTGGTTGTTGCCTTCGTTCCACTGTTTCAACAATTCGGATGCACAGAAAAATCCGTCTTTGGTACGTTTGGTCACATCTATGTTACCCATTCGCCTTTTCATCAGTTGGTTCGTTTTCATAGCGTATTTTTATTTATTGATTTTTGATTGGATAAATTGCAAATACGAAATCCGTGTAGATTTTCGTTTTCTATGCACCAGCATAACATCTCGTAGGCGGCATCGATAATATCTTCATGTTCGGCAGTGACATAAATGTCTTTATAACAAACCTGTACAAGTAAATCGAATGTGCATTTTATCATTAAATGGCTTGCATACTCATCAATCATTTGTCTGGGCAACAAATCCAAAATATCCTGCAAAGTGAATGTGGGTGCGGTTTCTGCCTCCATATTGTCAAATTTGTTTGGGACAATACCAAAAGCTAAACTCCAACAATTTTCCACCTCTTTCCCGTCAATTTTGGTAACTTTAACCCAACATGCACTTGCATAGTTTGTATTTAATCCAAGTTCTTGCAAGTGCTTCATCTGCTCTATTGATAATACTTGTTCGCTCATAATACTAAAATTTACATACCACAAGAAGGTGAATTTATGATGTTTTCGTTGTGGCAATATGTGCACATAGATGTCATTGGCGAATAAACTCTACCGCATTTAGGGCATATCCAGCCCTGCATACCGACAAATGTCTGAGCTTTTTCGAGTCTTGTCATCTCAATAGCTTTTAAGGCATCATCTTCTGAAACTCTACGGTATATATGCCCGCCTGCGCAATCTTCTACGCTTACCGATTTTAAAAATTCTTCTGCTGTCATATCATTTGTTTATTTTAGATTCAACGACTTTGTATTTAATGGGCAATCCGGAGCAGGTGATGGCGAGCAGGGCAGAGTCCCTTTCTTCTTGGTTGCTGCGGGGGCTGTTAAACTCTATCCCGCTCATCTGGCACAACCGCTTCAATTCTTCATGGGTGATCTTGCCGTCTTTCCCTTGCCAGCACTTGCGCAATGGGGATTGCTCCATGACTTGTATTCCGTAATGCCTCAGCATTTCGACTATCTTGCGACCGGTCTCTTGGTTACGACCTACATGCTCGCCTTTCTTGGCTGCGCTCGCCCGTGTGTCTTTCGGTGACAAATGCCAGTTGGATTTGTTTTTCCAACCTGCCTCGACATATACCGCCACTCGTTCATCGTTTTTATTGCAGTGCTCATGAAGTTTTTTTATGCCCTCTACCAACAAGGGGAATGGGCAAACACTCATCTCCATTTTCATTTTCCTTGTGTCCAATACGGAGTAGCCGCTACGCTCCACGTCGGGGTCTATCCCTATCAATACATCGTATTTGAGTTTTCTGTTGTATGTGGCCTGTTCTTCCATTATATTTTGTCTTTTTATCAGAAAAGTTTCTTTTGTATAGATTCGCATGATTTGTCCGTGAACAGTTTTCGGAATATGTGGAAAAGGACATCTACGACGATACTGTTACCTGCCATCACATATTGCCTGCTGTCGCTTATTCCCGCATTTTGAATCTTGTTTATATCCGATTCGCTGACACCCATTAACCGGAAACATTCTCTCGGTGTCAGCCTTCTTATCTTTTCCAGACACAGAAAGTTATTTTCCTGCCACGAGTTGCTTGTTATCGCAGGGCATATCGTGTATGTCCCTCCTTTGTTGAATCCTCTGCTGCGTTGTATTATCTCGGGTTCCGAATATTCCCCCACGATTATCGAATTGTCGGTCGGACTTAATGCTCCGTTAGCTCTCAGACAATTGGCTGTGCCATCACTTGTTTTAGGCAACCATAAAAAGCCTGTTCCTTTTTTTACGTGAGCGATGTTGTGTCTTATGAAACCTTTTATCATTTTCTCGCTCAAAAAATACTTTTCGTCCACGTCGCATTCGAGAATGTCCCTCAATCTCTTTTCAATGGGTAAGGGTTCCGGGAAATAATACGATTCCGAGTCTCGTATCGAAATCATGAATACTCTTTCCCTGTTATGGGGAATGCCGTAGTCTTTCGCATTCAGAACCTTCGTATGGTTCGTGTACCCTAATTGGGAAAGGTATTGTTCCCATGCCGATAAAAAACACTTGTATTTCCTTCCGGTAAGGGACTTTACATTTTCCATGAGCAGGTATTTCGGCATCTTGGTCTCTATCGCTTTCTCGCATTCCCATAACAGGCTGCTGCGTGTCCCGCTGCCTTTCTCCAATCCCGCCTGCTTTCCGGCCGTTGAAATGTCCGTGCAGGGGAAAGAATATGTGAACAGGTCGAAGTCGGGAACTTTTGCCCAGTCTATATGGCATATATCCCCGAAGTTCCTGTCTCGGTATTGAGGATATACGGCATTATGGGCTTGTATGGCGTACTTGTCGATTTCCGACCAGCCGACCAGATCGTAACCGATTCCGAGCCGGTCGAGTGCCATGCACTGGCTGTCATATCCGCTGAATGCTGTAAAGACTTTTAATTGCATATCTTTCTCTTTTTGTTCGGCAGGCGGGACTCGAACCCGCAACTGTATATTCGCTCCTTATACTCGACTTATACCGCTCTCCCGTTTGAACCACTGCCGATACCACCTAAAACACTTATGGCTAATTTCTCCCCGCAGTTCCTTTCTCCGTATGGTGCTCGACCACGTACCCGGATCGGCTTGCGGGGAATGTCTCACATTATGCTCCTATATCAGGTCTATGATTTTGGTTTTCACAATTCCGTCCAACCGCATATCGTTAAGGCCTTGTCTCTTGTGTTCTTGCATGAGGCGGTTGGCTTCGGTGATATCTTTGGCGCAAACGAGGTTGTAGTACTTCGTTTCCTTTTCATTGCCGTTGTCATCGATGAATATGTCTATCAACGTGGCTTTGTAGAAGGGCTTGCCTTCTTCCTTCTCGTTGACTATCTCGACGACATTCGAGCGGGTGATAGAGAATACATCGCAATTTCCGTTGTATTGTTCCAGTCCTTTGGCTTCGGCCTCGGCGAACAGTTCTACATCGGTGATGAAGTGTTCGATGACTTCTTTCATCTCTCCTTTGCTGTTCTCTTTTTCTACTTTCAGTTTGATTTCGTAAAACATAATGATTCGTATTTAATCTATATTGATTTTAGCATAATGATTCCGATACTATCGCTGTCTTTGCTTTTAACGAGCAAAGATTTATTGCCTTCCGAAAGCTGCATATATGCGTACTCAAAATTGAATAGAGCTTTTTCGATCTTGGAGAAGAACGAAGGATCTATCCGTAACTTTGTGATTCCTTCTGTGCTCTCTTTTAGATGTTCTGAAATTACATTCTCCATTTCAGGGTATTTATAGACTTCGGAGAATGGGTATATAAATTTTTGATTGTCACACAATATACATTCAAACCCCATGTCCGTAACTTGTACCATATCGTAAGAGAGGATAGACTTGTAGGCTTTTGAGCCTATAAACTTACCATCGAGCTTTTCTATTTCTTCATCGGTGAATGTGGAACATTCGGATAGATTGTTTTTTACCAAGATATGTGTATCGCATGCATAAGCGCAACCATCTTTAAAATGGATATATGAAAATACAGGTCTGAAATAGTCGTTTCTGCTGCATGCCAAGTCCATTCTTAGGCATCTGTTGAAATTATGTCTAGTCTTCATCGCTTTTATTTTTATCGGTTAAAACTTCTTTTAACTTGGGATTCCCTGCCACATTCCTGCGGACATCACAGTCACTATCCTTTGCCAGCTCTGTGAGCACATCGACGGGAGTGTTGGAATTCCCTGCCACAAGACAGCGGATATACCAGTCTCTATCCTTTGCCAACTCCATGAGCACATCGACGGGAGTACTGGGGTTTTCTGCCACACTAACGCGGACATCATAGTCGCTATCCTTTGCCAGCTCTGTGAGCACATCGACGGGAGTGTTGGGATTCCTCGCCACAAGACAGCGGATATACCAGTCACTATCCTTTGCCAGCTCTGTGAGCACATCGACGGGAGTGTTGGAATTCCCTGCCACAAGACAGCGGATATACCAGTCTCTATCCTTTGCCAACTCCATGAGCACATCGACGGGAGTACTGGGGTTTTCTGCCACACTAACGCGGACATCATAGTCGCTATCCTTTGCCAGCTCTGTGAGCACATCGACGGGAGTGTTGGGATTCCTCGCCACAAGACAGCGGATATACCAGTCACTATCCTTTGCCAGCTCTGTGAGCACATCGACGGGAGTGTTGGAATTCCCTGCCACAAGACAGCGGATATACCAGTCTCTATCCTTTGCCAACTCCATGAGCACATCGACGGGAGTACTGGGGTTTTCTGCCACACTAACGCGGACATCATAGTCGCTATCCTTTGCCAGCTCTGTGAGCACATCGACGGGAGTGTTGGGATTCCTCGCCACAAGACAGCGGATATACCAGTCACTATCCTTTGCCAGCTCTGTGAGCACATCGACGGGAGTGTTGGAATTCCCTGCCACAAGACAGCGGACAATATAGTCGCTATTTAAGATCTCATTTTTGTCCATTGTATTTCTTATTTAATTGTTTGACTTTATTTCTCATCAATCTTGCCAGCTCTTTATGCCGGTAGTCGTCGGACTTTTCCAACGCTTTTGCCGATCTTTCCAGCAGGCTGACGATTGACTGTATTTCATAGTCTTTCATGAATTGATTATTTCATTGACTAATTCATCGGCTTCGCATATCCTTTCGGCTATCTTCTTGAAGATGTTATCATCTGGATATATCCGTCTGATAAACATGGAGGGCTTCTCGAACGGGTTATATACGATGAAATCGCACCAATCGGCTTCAACGCACATGAGTTCGGACATGATTTGGTAATAGTACTTAGGCTCCGTGGACAGGAGGGTATCGTTATCCTTTATCTTGTGGAAGTATTTGGCATATGTGGCCGTTCCCACGCTTTTTATCTCGATTATCCCTTTCTCCCGCTTATTCTCATCGTAATAATATCCGTCGGGGCTGGCTGCGAAATGGGCAATGGTGGGGTGTTTGCATAGTCCTACCTCGACGACACGGCGACCTGTTTTAAGTTCGTATATGCGCCGGGCATCGGGCTCGTTCTCCGTTCCCCATCGCATTTGCTTGGTCGATATGTCGGTCTGGGTGATATAGTCGGAGAAAAAACCATCGTCGTTTATCATAGCCGGGTTGAGCATGCGCTCTCCCGCTACTTGGTAAATATAGTTCATGGCGCATTCTCCGACCCCGTTGCCGCTTCGGTTCGCTTTCATCAGGTCGCCTATGCGGCTGCCCGTGAAACAACCGAGGCGTTTCCTGTACCATTCAAGAGTCCTTTGTGCTTCCATCGTCGAACAGTGTCTGTTTAGTTCCTTCCTGATTGATTCCCTCTTTGACACCGGCTGCTTCTCCGGCTATATCTTTGAATTTGCTGCTTTTCGTGCCTCGGTATGGCTTCATAATCTCATCTACCGTCGTATCTCCATCTTTGAGGGATTGATGAATACCGGAAAGAAGGGCAATCTCATTGCTTCGTATCTGGGTGATAGTCTGCTTGCCGCACAATTTTATAATCTCCTCCTCGGTGATGTTGTACTCGTTCTTGAAGAATTCAATCCATTCTGCTTTTGCTTTTTTGAGTTTGTCGTCGTTTGACAGGTCTCCTGTTATAAAATTCTGCGCTGACCGATAGACTTTATCCGTTATGCTCTTGGGTATGACCGAAAAAACAGCATTGCGGTAGGCTATTGCGTTGGCCGCATTGCCGGTTACGGTTATCATGTCGTCGGAATACCGTTTGCCGTACTTGTCGATTATGGACCGTCGAACCTCGAATGCGCTTGCCACATTCGTTTCCAAATCCCACGCCGTACCCCGACTTATAATTTGACGATCGGTGATTTGTACGACTTTGGCCTCTGTACGAATGTTCCCCCAATTCGATACGATTATCTTGGCTAGATGGACAGAAGGGCCGGTAATGGGTTTATTTCCCCGTGGAAGGGCATAACCGCAGGATTGAGCCGTCTCCTTGTCCATTGTCGCCATGACGATGGAGTTATCTATACTCCGCCTAATGTCTCTCGGATATTGCTTGGCCGTGGCTACTTGCGAATCTACATTTGCCCGTTCGAGGGCGTCTATTTGCATGACTTGTGGCTGTGCTTGAACCTGTAATACTTCGTACTCTGACATATTTTTTTGTTTAAAAGGTTATGTTTCTTTTTATACACCGCATATCCTCCCGGACGGGCGGTGAATATGCTTGATTTATATGGAATTATAGCTACTTATTTAATTCATGATTTTTAAAAGTTCATCTCTGGTAATACAGTTGCGTGTGCCGACTTTTTCAGGCTTGGCGTTAATTGCATTCAAACGCTTCAACAATTCTTTATAAGAACACCCTAATAATTCTGTTGCCTTTCTAACCGGTACATAATCAGGCAAGAACACATCTCCATAGCCTTTCTTTATACCGGATATTGCATGGTTAATTACATCTTCCAATTTTCCGAGCAGCATATTGTTTTCATCTCTCACTACCTTGATGATTGTATCTTCTATTCCCATATCCATTAATCTTTTAATCGTTTTTCCACTCTCATTGACGCTCTTCCTCTCGCATTCCTCAACCTGCACATATCGCCAGTGTCTCCGAATACCTGCACAACGATGAACAACAGGCTGAATAGGATAGAAACCCCGAATTGTCGTATCTTTTTCAAATCGAAAGCCTTTCCCAAGTACCGGCAAATGACATACAGAGTCAATTCACTGCTGGTCGATATACCTAATTTGAGGTATATGTTTTTCTTCTGCGTCTTGGTCGTCCATACAGACTTCCCCAGATTTTCGGCTACCTCTTTATCTTGAAGCCCCTTTGCATACTCCTTAGCGACTGCCCATTCTCCGGCAGTCAATATCAGCTCTTTCTCCATACCAATGTCCTCCATTCAGGCATTCCATCGTTCTCCACCGATACTTTACCAACTCCATACTCATGAGAGTTTCCTAGCTGTTTCATGTAAGACTTCAACCGGCGATAAGCACTACATGTCTTAATATCATCATAGAAAGCATCTCCAACCTCCATACGAATCATGTATTTACACTTTCCACGTACTCCTTTCGGCTTGGGTATTATCCGCTTTACATCGGCTATGCACCTGAATCCTACTTGTATTTTCATCGTTTCCATATTCTTGTTTTTTATATAATAAAAGGAGCCGACCCTATTGTTTTTTTTAGGCTCTGGCTCCCTCCTCGTAACATTCCCGTGTTAGTTCGTTTTCTCGTCCTGTACACCCGACAAGGCAAATGTCGATAATGCAAAGAAAGCCATGCTTATAATGAGCTGTCCGATACTGGCATTGATGAATGCTGCTATTACTCCGAAAAAAGAGGCGAACATGAGCAGCAGGCAGATGGCTATAAATAATCTGTACATATTCTTGTTTTATTCAAATTCAAAGCTGTCATTAAACTTGCACATTTCTATACCGTCCTCGTCGTACACCTCGACCTCGTATTTCACTTCGATGGATCCGTCTACATAATCGGGTGTGAAATAGTCGCCGTATGTAACCGTCGTACCATCGTATGCATCGTATGTTACGTGTACGGGTAATATCTCATCGTCAACCTCTACGTCCAAATCGAGGTCTCCATACATCGATTTGTCCTCTCCTATCCGCTCGCTCACCACATATTCGAGTTGCTTCTCTACTTCTCGGCGAATCTTGTTGATTGTATAGTCGCTTATCGACAGGCTAACCATTTCATATTGCTCCGTTGTCATAGCTTATATTAGGTATTGGTTTAATCTCTGTTTTTATTTATCTTTGTTCTGTTGTTGTGATACAAAAGTAATACTATTTAGTATAAAATCAATACCAAATAGTATAAAAATATATAGTGTTTAGAATTATTAACAATATGACTATTAACGAAAGATTCTCAGAAATTCTCAAAACGAAAAGAATTAGCGTCAAAGAAGCTGCCTCCATTATTGGGAAATCAGAAGTGTATATTAGGAAACTAATTCGTCCCGGAGAAAGTTTCGGTATAGAACCTGTTCTTTTAATCCTAAATAGTATCGATGGAATAAACCCAGATTGGTTATTGAGAGGTAAGGGTGAAATGTTTTTAGATAATAACACCCCAGAGAATGCAGCCCCGATAACACAGGAACGCTTGTTTTCTGTCATCGAAAGCCAACAAAGGACAATCGAAAACCTTTCAAAAAAATAGTTTTCTATATTATATGAGCAATCTTCCAATAGTTCCCCTGCAACAGATGACTGTTTTCCAACCCGAATCCGACGGGCAGGGGAATATAGTATAATGGAAAGCTGTCTGAACTACTTTTGACAAAATTTGCCAATCCTTTTCTCTCTCCATTTTTTGTTCGTTTCTATTTTATTGAACTTGGTGAAGCGTGCCCGGTTGCCGAATTGCCGGATATTACTTACACGTCACGACTTCGTTACTTCACCCCGACCGATCGCAAGTCTCGGCGTTCCCGCTATTGCGACTCTCGGTGTTCGATTCCGTTATTCATTACGCCAATAAGCTAACTTTTATTAGGTATTTGTATTTTTAATTTTATTTACTACCTTTGTTGTATTAACACAATACAAAGATACAGAATATTTCTGCAAAATATACAGATAAAACAGAAAATATTTGGATATTATATATATTTAACACATGAACGCCGCACAAAGATTAGAAGCCATTCTGAATTACTATGGTATAAATGCTAAGTCATTATCTGAGAAATGTGGATATGGTAGGCCGCAAGGAATATACGATGTTCAAAATGGGAAAACAAAAGAAATTTCAACCACAATGGCAAACAAGATTTTATCTGTATTCCCTGAATTAAATAGAGTGTGGCTTCTCACAGGAGAGGGAAATATGATTAATGAAAGAAATAATTCAAGCATTATTGATAGCAACAATAACAATAGAGGAATTATACAAAATAGTCATGGAAATATCAATAATGGTAATATTTCCATATCTTTGCCGGAAAGAGGTCAGCAAAAAATTATTGATCCAGACGGAAGGGTCACAATAGAGAATACCAGTTCAGGCGCTCATGATTACCTGAACGAAATAAATAGACTTAACCAGAGGATACAAGACCTTGAAAGAATTATCAGCGGACATGAAGCTACAATAAAGTCGAAAGACGATTTAATATGTATATTGAGGAGCGCATTAGATAAGAAATGATTTTTAAGTTTTATTGCTTCTAAATATAGCGAATATAACAATGATTCTTTATACTAAAAACTTAGTTTTACAACATAATTTATAAGCAGATTCATACCTTAAAATATCAAATCCTATGGACTTTAAAGATTCAATACAACAACTATCTGAAAGAATAGCCAAACAACAAGATGCTATTGTAACGGAAGAGGGAACAAAAAATGCATTCATTATGCCGATGATTGCAGCACTCGGATATGACATATTTAATCCATTTGAAGTCGTTCCAGAATTAGACTGCGACCTCATCAAGAAAAAAGGAGAAAAGATAGACTATGCCATAATGAAAGAAGAAAATCCTATACTCCTTATAGAATGCAAGCATTGTAAACAAGACCTCAACTTACACGATACACAATTACAGAAATATTTCGTGGCTTCAAAAGCCAGATTCGGAGTACTTACAAACGGTATAGAATATAGATTCTATACAGATCTTGACAAGCCCAATATTATGGACGAGAAACCTTTCTTGGTTGTAAATATGTTGGCGCTTACGGATGCCGATGTGGAACAATTAAAGAAATTCAGTAAATCATATTATAATGAGGAGGAAATTTTAAGTACCGCCAACGAATTAAAATATGCTATTTCGATAAAGTCTATATTAAACAATGAGTTTAAGCAACCGTCACCCGATTTTGTTCGATTGCTTGCCAAACAGGCATACGACGGGCAAATTACACAGAAAATAATAGAGCAATTCACACCTATTATAAAACGATCTGTTCAAAGTATTATAAATGACACAATTTCAGACAGGCTGAATGTCGCCATTAAGACGAATGACGACAAAACAAAACAGGAAGAAGATAGTACACAAAATGCAAAAGAAGAACTTCCTGATGGTGTTGTGTTCAGTGACAGAGATTCAGGAATTGTTACTACACAAGAGGAGATAGATGCTTATAATATTATAAGAAGCATATTGAGAAAAAGTATAGATGCGCAAAGAATAACTTATAAAGACAACAAGACATACTTTGTTGTAAACATAGATAACGGCTATTGGTGGATATGCAGATTCTATTTCGGTAGTCGAAAAAAGCAAATATGTTTTCCTACGGACAATTACAAATCAAAAGAAATGTTCGAAATAGAAACGATAGATGACATCTTCAACTATGAAGATAAACTAATTGAATCATTGAAAATGGCTTTAAGAGAATAATTAATTTATTAAAATTATCAAGTTATGAAAAATCTTACATTACTCTTATTCAACATCTTACTATTAGCTTTTACCTCTTGCACACAGACAAATGAAGACAAAGCTCGCAGTTTAATAGAAGATCAACTTAAAAAAACAATGAATGATTGGAGCAGCTACGAATTTGTAGAGATGACACCCCTCGATAGCTCTTTCAGCGTACTATCAGACAACGAAGAATATTATAATCTTGGATTGAAGTTAAAAGTTTTAGACGCAAAATCAAATTACTTTATTTCAAATGTTAGTTCCGATTACCGAAACATGGACATGTGGACAGATAGTGCGAAACAGGTAATTGCAGAGATGGAATCAGTAAACAAAAGAATGGACGAAATTCAATCATCATTTGTCCCAGAACATAATGGCTGGTGGACTAATTTCACTTGTAGAGGAAATAACAAATTAGGTCAAAAGGTTATATCAAAGACACGTTATTATTTTAACAAGGAAATTACGGAAATAACAGATACTAAAAAGGTTGAATAGTTGTGTCCAAATTTAGATAAGTCATGAAGAAGATAGTTGAGAAATAGTGACGGAAAAGAAATAGGTATGCTTTTTAGTTGCTATGCTTTTAAATACATAAAATAGTATTTATTCGCTATAATACTCACTCTATCTCTTTCAACACATCTAACTTGATTTCATCATCTATGTCACGATAACGGGCAAATGCCTTGCTGCCCTCTACATGACCGCTCATAGACCCGATAATATTCGGGTCTTTTACTTTTTTATAAATATTCCCGATAAATGTACGACGTGCGAGGTGCGAGCTGGCAATCTCATATATAGGCTTTTGCTCCTCTTTCTGCGTTACCGGATTTATTACGGTGACTTTTCTGTCGATGCCCGCCATTCTTAAAATCTTCTTGATGGAATCATTGTATTTTTGCTCAGAGATAAAGGGGAAAAGTGTACGTCCTCCATATTCCTTGTACTTTTCCAATATTTCAATCGCTTTTTTAGTCAAAGGCACACGAGCATATTCCTGATTATCCCCTTTCGTTTTTGTCGGAACATATTCAATAGCCCCGTCATTGATGTTTTCACGAGTTAACCTGTACAAATCACTTACTCTACAACCAATCATACATTGAAAGACAAATATATCACGCTGTATGGCAAGAAAAGGATTGTTCGGCATTGGAAAATTGTACACCCTGTCACGCTCTTCTAAGGTAAGGAAATAAGGCCTCCCATATATTTGCTCCTTTATGGAATAATTTGCAAAAGGGTTGGTCGTTGTCTCCCCCATTCTCACTGCCCAAATATAGAACACCCTTAACTTCGTCATCATGTTAGCAATAGTATTTCTACCTCTCGGCGATAACTTCTTGACTCCCTCATATAACGACGGGTATAATTCTGCTAATCTATACTCGTTTTTTAGATAATCTTCGAAATTAGACAAGTCAAATGCAGATATTTCGAGGCTCCACCTGAATTTTCCTCCATTAAAAATTTCGTAATTTTCATACCGGATCATTATCCGCTTTAAAACATCATAATGTTCCTCTCGCTTCTCATCGTATTGTTTATAGATTAGGAATTTGTCAAATATATCGAAGAAATCATCATTAACAGGTGTTTCACCATTCACTCTACGCTGCATGGCATCACGCAACCATTCGCTCGTTGGCTGGTAGTCGTCTCCTCTTTCCTCCCATGTCCGAAGTATAAGAGACTTTAATTCACTCACTTTTTCGTTGAAAATTCGTCTCTCTTTATCCGGGTACAATGCCCTCGATTTTATTTCTTCTCTCTTGTTGTCGAAAAGATCTACGTTTATCTGTAAATCGCTTACATAATATAATAATTTTGCCACCGGAGTAGATAGTCGGAAACGTACATTTACTATGTTATTTTTTTTGCTGGAACGAACGTATGCTTTAACGGTTGCCATAATTCCATTGCATTTTGTTTTGTGCAAAGTAAGTAATTATTTGCACAAATGAAGCACAAATTAAACTCAAAATATGTGTTAAATCACACTATTAAACATACAACGAACCTAAATATAACAGCCAAAAGCCCGTATTTATCGGGATATAAAGCAAAATGAATGTTAAAACGCTTTTTACGTTCAACTCCCCCTCCTTCCGCAAATGAAAAGCGTAACATTTTGTATAATACAGTGTTACGCTTTTAACATTTTAAATATGCACAATATTTGCACAAGATATTATAATCCTATTTACTCTTTCTCTTCCAAAGTTACATCAATTCCTACGATATCACAATATTTAAGGAAGTTGTTCAAGTTGACATTCTTCCCACTTTCAATGGCAATGACTGTTCCAAAGTTCATACCCTGTTTCCAGATATTATATTGGGACAGCCCCTTTTCTTCGCGAATCTTACGCACTTGTTTCGATAATTCTTCTATTGTCATACTCCTATTAATTCCTTCTTTATCGCCTCTAAAAATGCGATAGATGTTAATACCGTATTCCTATAATTATAATCACTACCTGCTGCAATTGCATTCTTACGACCGTCTAAAATCAGCGTATCAATGAACAACACCATTTGCCGAACCGTAATATTGCCGATGTCTGCCGAGAATGTCGATAGCGATGTATAATACTTCATAGCCTGTTTTAAAAGCCCCCGTATTTTAGTCTTATCAGGATTTTTACCGGTAATACGCTTAATGCTGATCTTCGCGGAGAGATTCGACCCTGACAATCCGGGCTCTATGCGGTAATCTTCTCCGACTTCCTAAACAATACCGTCCATATACTCGACTTTGGCGATGAATCCATTGTCTATGTCCGAACAGTATATGAAGTCGACTTCTCCGAACTTGTGCGCCCGGTTATGGTCTACAATGAATAATGGAAATTCCCTTTTCATAATTTTATAGAATGGTTACAAATTCTTCTCCGATATTGAAATTACGGTTATACTTCCATGTGCTATTGTCGTTTTTCCTTTTTGCTAATTGAATTTCAACCGTCATATCGTTGTTTATTAGAAATGTTGCCGACCATTGTGATTGGGTAGACGGATAATCGTAACCCAATATTCGCTTGTATTCGTCCTCCGTAATTTCGTTTTCAAACCAGACTGTTTTGCCAGATTCAGAAGATATACGATTTAACGACAATAAAACACCTTTAATCTCAATATTCAGCCCGTCAGGATTTTCTTCTATCACACGCCGTGCTATTTCTGTGCGTTCTTCTTTGTTTGTTCCTGCAAACCCGTTATGAGAGGTAGATTTATTGGCATTGTCATACTTGGCATTCGTTTCGTCGATTATCACATCTTTACGACCACTGATTAAGTACTTAATTTGAGTTTTCATATCGTTTTTTTTAATTGGTTACTGTTTGTTTTTGATTACATGGTAAAGATACTACATTTTATTGTATATACAAAATATTATAGTATAAATGTTTTATGATTTATCAATATTTAACAAAACGAATGATGTGGAAGATTTTCCGCAAAAATGATTGACATGGAATTAAACACGAATGCCGGAGCTTCTCACCCCGGCATTTCCCTGTTCATCATTTGCATTTCCGAATATTCCTTTGAAATTTTCTGCTTATAACGCTTTCATTCTGCTATAAATAATTCTTTAAGCTCAACTAAGTCTCCCGATGTAATACGAATATACCCCATATTTCCAAATACCAAATTAGTCAGGAGATTATTTGGTATTTCTATTTTCATAGCCCCGGAGCCAAGATTACCTTTAAGAATACCCAGATTAAATTCTCTTTCTTCCATAGAATTGAACATTTCAATGAAATCATCGAATAGCATATTAACATCTATGTTCCCATTTTCGTCGCAAATAAATAAAGATAATCCATCGATAAGTTCGTTAATCTTTTTGTCTTCTTTCAACAAATAATTTTTTGCTCCACGTTTGAGGTATGTGGATACAGTTTTTAATTGGGGATTATTTCGTGTAAAATCATCGATCCTATCATCTATCCATGTATGAGCAGCCTTATTAAACTTTGTTTTTACAGCTTCCAGTTTTTCTTTCAGTTCCATTATTTCTTAGATTTAGACGATGTTTTTCTTTGTTTCATATCCATAAATTCATTCCAGCTCATGTCGCTGTACTGAGTAATATATTCGTTCATCAAGGCGTCCTTTTTATCCGCTTCGTCCTTAACAGTTTTCTTCAATCGTTTGGTGAGGGTAAGGTGTTTGTCCAACGCATCTTTCCCGTCCTTTGTCCCTTCGACTATCGGTCTCATAATCCGCATATACTCCCGGTTGAGAATACTCTGAATTTCCATGCTGCTTTGCTGAAATTCTTCATTCTCTTGCATAAACCTAAACTCCTTTTCGGTCAAGGAGTCCATAATCCTGTCTATTTCGTCCCACACGGGAGAAGAAGTCGTTTGCGCAGATTGCCGATAGTTTCTTTTCATTTCAGCAATTTTTTGTTGCATGGCTTCCTGTTCTCTCTCCAATTCGGGGATAGAAAAGTTCCTGTCGTTTAATAAAGGGTCTGTAAAATTCATAATTATTCGTGTTAGTGGTTAGTAATCGGTAATGAAAGTGGTATCGCCCCCGAAGGGGCTCTACCACTAACGCTTTTTCTTGCGTTTCTTTTCGGCCTTTATGCCGTCGGAGTTTCCGACGCTGCTCTTTGGCAGTTGCAACCGAAAGGGTTTGCACCCTCCAAAACAGTTACGGTAGGAGTAGAAGGAAGACCTACAACGCCATAGATAGCTCGGCAAGTCTTGCGATCCGTGTAATTGATGGAGGCTGTGAAGGCACGATCGATTTCGCACTGAATCAATCTGTCTTGATACGGGCGGGTGGCTTCCAAAACAGCTACCTTCTTGTCCAGTTCATTGAATTTGTTGGCGTATCGCTCGTTCAATACATCGTATAAATCTCGGCTTGTCTTGTAAAGCCCGAAATCTGCATCGATTTGCGACTTATACAACTGGAATTTTTCAGCCACATCGGTTTCACGATGTGCATACATTTGGTCTTGCGTGTTGACTTTTAATCCCCAAATGGTATTGGTGAGAGCAATTGCATCCTCGCATTCTTTTTCCCATGCTTGAAATGCGGTGGGAGCGACAGCACTTGAACCTCCCCAGCCACCAGTCGTCGTGTTGATGTTTACGTTCTCAGGCATGGAACCGCCACCGAAAATCCCGTTACGTCTTCCCCAAAGTGCACCTGCGCCAAGAGCTGTACCAACGATTCCCAATGCTAAACCGGCATTACCTACACCCTTAGAGGCATACTCTTTCTTTCCTTCTTCGTAGACTTTCTTTTCTACGATTTCTCTGTTAATTCCTTCCATATGTTTTTATTTTTTTAGTTATACCGAAAGAACATCTTCCGGTGTGTCAAACATACGGTCATAACAGTTGCTATCTATGAATTTCAGTTGCTATGCGTTTGCTAATTAGTTGATTGTTCTTTAATAGAATGTAACTTTGTGAAATCCTGTGTGATAACGTGTTTTTCAACTTATTCACTCCTTGTCGTGTCATAGACAAGTAAGACGCTATATTTTCTTCCGTAAATCCGAGCGATACCAACGCACAGATGAGCAGGCAACGTGCGTCGACCGCATTTTTGTTCGCACCGTTAATCAATTCGCCGTAACACAGCTCACATTCCTCGCAAACGATTTGCAAGACGTGTTCAAAGATTTCATTGGTTTTCATATCTCTTGCATTTTTAAATATTTGTTAAATTATAGATTGTTGACACAATAAAAAAACATCACGTTCCTGTTTAAAGGCTGTGAAAGCCTCGTAACATTCCCCGTGATGTTGTCTCTTGTTAGTTTTGGAAGAGCAGCAAGAGATTGAGGCTTTCCTTTATACTCCGAAGCCTCGGAAGGAGTCGTAAATCAAATTATATCAAGAAACCCAGTCCTTTCAATTTTGTTATCCATTTCATGATGTAAGGGACAAGCAGCAAGACAATGCCACCGAGAGCCCACCAGCACCATCGGGGAGTCTTGTACTTTACTACCTCGACGGGGTATGGTACTTGTATGCTTTCCGTCTTGGATATATACAGCGTATCGGTTCTGTCCTTGAACCTATATATGTACTTGTATTGGAACTCCCGTATCGTGTCTCCCGATTTCTCGATGAAAACACTGTCCCGCATGTATATGGAATCGAGCTGCACACGATTCAGATACACCGTGTCGCTCTTTGTCGTTTCCACAGGAACATACACATGTCTGGTACAACTCGTCGCAGCCAAAAACAACAATAGGAATACGATATGTCTCATAGGCTCAGTATTTGTTTCCGGTTCTTCGATGTCGACACATAAGACACGTGCACCCAACTGTAATTGCTCTCGTCAATCAACTGGTCGAAGGGAAGGTTATCCCGAATCAACTCGAACAGCTTCTTGTTCTCCGTCTTGCTCCCTGCCGTTATATCCGCCGCCTCGCCCCTCATGTGCTGGCTCGTTTTCGCACCACCCACAGCGGCATTGAGTTTGGAACAACGATAGCCCGAATTGACGGTTATCGCCTTCCCGTACATCTCCCGCAGTGGGTCTAAAACATGGGTGACAAGGTTCGACAACTGGGCCGACACTTCGGTCGTCGGGGTATTGTCTATACCCAGTTTATCGGCCGTTGAACTCTTTGTGAGTTCTTTCATCGTGAAGTATTTCATATCTCGAAGATTAAGTTTTCCATGTTGTTAATTCTGTCCGGCTCAGATACGAGCAAATCCTCTTCCGGAAATTTTTCTTGAAATTCTTTCCATAACAGATACTCCATTTCCATGTATTCTTCACTGCCTCTTCTTATGCTTTCAGGAGAGACCTCCACGATATGGAAGTTGGTCTGTATGTCGTAGGCATACCTGATACTTATTCCCGGTATTTTCGAGGCAATCGATTGAATCGTCTCGATGACAAAATCCTGTACATTCTTATTCATGTCTTTCTTCATTTTTGGCGACAAAAAAAGCGGTGACTTTTTTAGAATCACCGCTTGTAACGAATGTATGAGAGAGTAGCCTTAGGGTTAGGCTTATCCGTTATTGAAAATGGGACAAACGTAGGCCGAAGGCATTATCAATCCTCTCTCCTCAATTCATCGAGCCATTGTACTGGGTCGACATCTTTTAGACGAGGATAAGCCTTTTCGATTAAAGAATTTAAATAACTTTCATCGAATTTTGGAGAATAATCAGCCGGTATCGGAGGTTTAGAATCCGTATCGGACGAGTTCTGGACATAGGGGAATGAACCTTTTGTATCCATGTGAACAATGTTTATTTTTTTCGGTTCGGGAAAATACCCTTTAATACGATATTGGCTAAACCTAATACATTGATAGTTGTCGTAGCCAGTAGAGATATCAATATTTCCGGTCCCAATGAAAATAATCCGATCCCGCAAAATACAAGAATGGCAATTACTATGAATAACCATATGGGGATAATCCACATGACCCATCTGGCCAAATGTTTACGAAATTGTGTATCTTGTGAATATCGCTCCCGTATTTGTTCGGATAAATTCTTGTCGTCTATATCGCCCAAATTTGAGTCGGGAGAAATATGGACACCATTCTCACTACGTAAATCCAAGCCGCTAAAAGAATCTTTCTGTTTAGTCATGCTTTGGGAGAAATTAGTGTCTTAAAATACTCTTGGATATAACTATCCGGGATTCTATCCCCCCAGCTGAATGAAGGCTGCTTAACGGTCCTATCCCACGGAGAACCGGGCTTGTGAGACCATTCCGTCAGATAGGCGGCAGTTTTAGAACCATAGCTGCCAAAGACCAGTTTCATCAGAGATTCCATTTCGGAATCACGGGCTATTTTTTCAAGGTTTTCATCAGAAAGGGAAATTTCTGAAAAATCCTTTTTTATCAATTTATTTCGAGTGGTCGGGAAAACCGGACCATACGGCCAAGCCTGAGGGTGCTCGTTTGTCAAGCGTTCGTTCTTTACGTAAAGATATACTCCATAAGCTATATACAACAACTTTTGAAGCTTAGTCATGTTAATGAAAAACTTATTCTGGTTAGCAAACGCAATGATATAGTTTGCAACCGTAACGCTATCGTATTTATAGGTATCGCTTATCATCTTGTTGCAAAGTAACAAAAAATATCGTAACATGCAACCAATTCTTATACTTTTTTACGATAAATCAAACGGTGATTCCAAGAAGTCAAAGAACGCTTTCCCGTCGCCGGGTTATAAAAATTCATTTTTTTCGTCAGGCAATCCAAACTTCGATTTGAATCACCAGCCCGCCCAGTATGGTCGCCAGCAAGTCGGCATACGACCAAGCCCCCGGCTTCTTCCACTCGTCGGCAGCCTCCTTGATACAGCCCGCTATGGCAGAGAACAGCACACAATATTCCGCCGTCGCACCTATCACGATGGCGAAGAAAGAGGCGATGACACCTCCTGCGATAAAATGCAGCAGCTTGTCGTGGGGAATAGACAATAACAACCCTTTGATTCTCTCCAAAATTTTCTTCATATTATTCGTTATTTAATCGGTGATAAAAATCGAGCTTGATACGGTCATAGACAGAAAATACATTGGTTTTAGCCCTGTCATCGTTCACCGTATGGACATATATCTCGTTCTCGACAACCTCTGCCACCCAGTCTATCCATTCAGGATTGGTATAACATGAAAGACGTTTACCCCGATAGGTAAAGTAGTCGAAACGGCTGTTCCTGTCCTCGTACTGGTTCGTGAGATTTCCGATAATTTTTTCATGCGTCCTATTCCTGTCGGATATATGGTTTTCCTTCCTAACTTGTTCGATAATTTCCAAAACCCGTCTGGCGGAAAGGTTGAAAAATTCACTCGTCATGTTCTTTATTCGAAGCTGCGTTTCCGGTCTAAGACCTTCCGATATGTCGGACAACATGTTATTCTGGTCGTTCGTTTTTTCGATAAGCTCTTTCAGGGATTCGCCGTAATCCTCCATACTCTTGGTGATAATCGATTTGAACCACTTGAAGCAGGCCACCATCATCATGGCCGACAACACCAAGAAGAATGCTGCGGTCATCACCAAGAACCCCTGTTCGCTTATCCCTCTGGCCACCTCCGTAGCCTCGTTTATCCCTCCCATATCAATGTTTCTGTTTTTCGATTAACAATATAGCTTCCTCTTTGCAGGATTCCGCATAGGCGTTATAAGCCTCGAACTCCTCTGCTTTCGTACCTCTTTGCCGAAGTATCGCCAACTCCTCCGACAAGGTATATTTCCGACGTATTAACTCGTTTACCGTTTCTCCGTAGTCCATTGGTACGTGAGGTGTTTCCGTGCCGTCCTCCGTCGCTTCCGGTGCGTCCACATATTCATAGACTATCGCCCCGTTCCGGTAATACATCACGGGTATTTTTCCGGGTATCTCTTCGGGAGATGGGATAGAATCTATTCGTATGAATCCTTCTATCAGGGTTTCGCCATAATATATGGATTCAACTTTATCGTCATTGAGCTTAATTTGTATCATACTATCTCAATTTTAATATAATCAGTACTCAAATAACACATGAAATTCCTATTCAAAAAGAACCCTGCTAAACAAACACCGTTGTTCGATATGGCAATGTCATCTTTATAAAGCAAGTTAACTCTTGCATTCGTTTTCAGATTGTAGGTCAATAACTGCTGGATATTCCAAGCTTCTATATTTACCTTTGTCAAGCAAATGACAGAAGTACCCCTTTCAAATTTGGTGTTCAAATAGTACTTATCTGAAAAATTAGTTCCGCTATAACTTGCCAGCCAAGTGTGATTGCTATCATGTGGCTGTATAAATGTGCAACTCTTAGAGCATTCATGCGAGTATATAAATACATCTTTGTCTTTTAATAATGTTACTTTTTCGGAGTAATCGAAAGAACTTAATTCCTCCAATTCCGTGCTGAATTTCATCAATTTGTTTTGGGCGCAAATCGTGATGAAATCTGCATTTATATCGCACCCGGAAATCTCACCTGAATATAGTCCCGTATCTACTAATTCGAGGGTGTTTTCGTTCAATGTGTATAACGACTTTGAGATAGCAGAGAAACAATAGATAGTACCATTTACATTATATATTTTATTTTTTTGTTCGCGGTATGAAACAGAGTCGTTTTTAGTCGATAGTTCAGTTTCACCTGTATATCTGTTTATCTTATGAATTGTACCGGTATTATTCCCGAACTGGTAGAGGTAATCTCCCTTTACAGTTATACATTTACCTATTGTACACCACGACCTATGCTCCCATATCAATTCGCCGCTCCATGAAATACATAAAATTGCCTCTCCCCAAATACATAAGTATAGATAATCCTTTTCCGCCCATATACCTATTGGCCAAATGTAATGTTGTTGCTTTCTATTATATTTTAAATAAATCCGTCCCGTTCGTTCGCCGGAAAACCTATTCTCTATACTTTCTGCCGCTTGGTTCGCTTTCTCGGCTGCCTCATTGGCGAGAGTTGCCGAGTTGTTAGCTTCTGTTGCGGCATTCTCCGCATTTCCTGCCGCTGTGTTGGCGTTCGATGTGGCTGTGTTTGTATCGGAAATAAGTCCTTCGAGCGTAGTTTGCATTTTGGAAAAACTCGACTCTCTTTGGAATTCCGCTTCGGCTCTCTCACTCTCCGCCGAGGCACGGCTGCTTTCAGCAGATTCCCGTTTTGCTTCTTCTGCCGTCAACTTGACACCGAGAGCCTTTATATCCGAGGTCGCTTTATTGGCATTTTCAGCCGCTTGATTGGCGACTGCCGCCGCCTCTGTCGCAGGGCGTTGAAGATCGGCGATTTGCTCCGGCGTAAAATCGTCGTAGGTAAAAGGGTCTCCTTTATCTCCTTTTTCACCGGGCAGGGCAACCATTTCTTCCACCACGGCGGCATCGGGCACTACCACCTGCTCATGAACAATTATGCAATCACTATCTGCCATATCACTTGATGATTATATTGGTTTTGTAAACATCTCCATAGTCCCATTTGCCGTCATCGAAATCGGCATCCTCTATCCAGTAATGCCTCTCGACCGTGAGCAAGCCATAGCGGAAAGTTCCGGAATTGAATATGCCGTACAGCACGCCGTCACGGAACACACAGTTCTTACGTGTCTTCCCGTCGTAGCTCACTTCGCAACAACAACCGGCCTCGTCCTTGTAGATGAACTTAAACTTCTTCGTCTCGGCATCGATCGGGCTCCCGTTCTTGTCCTCAAATCCAATGGTAAACTTAATATCCTCCCACGAGTATTTCTCTTCGTACTTTTTGTCACTCATCGCTGCCATCGGATAATGCGTTGAACATTTTTTCCACCAGAGCTTTCGTTTCCTCGACCGTGGAGGTCATGGAATAGACATTCATGTTAAAACTGCCTTGCCCGACAGTGACATGGCCTTTTTCCACACCGTTTTCCACAATTCGGTAATTGACCGCTTGCAGGGTTTCCACAGTCTCTTTTCCGTTGAACGAACGGCTGATGTTTTCGCTGATTTTTACTAACTCAATCATAATGTTTTGTATTTATGGTTAACTGATAATCCCGCTGTCGGGAATGTCGAATGTCACGTTTTTGGATAGTGAGTCGAGTTGGACGCCGGCCTCGCCCGACGAGGAGACCCCATACACGGAACAGGTCAGGTAATAGGTATGGGCTCCCGGTGGAAGGTCCGGATGTATCGTCCCCAAAGGGATATTCAAAATGAGAATCCCTGCTCCCTTGTATTCGTAATCATATATCGCGAGGAATCCGGACCCCGAAATGCGGAAGGTGTATTTCTCACCCACCGGAGGATTTCCGTTCGGAAAACTGATACGCACCTGAAAGTAACTCGAAAGAAAATTGAAATACATGATTTTAATCGGGGTATATGTGCTGTTTATCTCGGCTGTCATGGCTATCGATGTGGGTATGGGGAAATAATCCGCCACGGTGATCTGTTTGTCGACCCCTGTCCAGTATTTGAACGACTTCTTATCGATAAGGAACAATGTCACCTTCAAATTCGTCCCTATCGAATCCTCCCCCGGAAATGTGTCGCTCTGTCCGACAGGAAGTATCGGCGGAGTAGTACCGTCACTGAAAAACTTGACCTTGAAAGCGGAGTACCACACATTGCCCACCCGCAAGGTGGTTACGGTATTTGTCGAGGTATTTGTCAGCAATCGGGCAAAACTGCTTCCATTTCCATCGGTTGCCAAAATAGCCGGGTAATAATCGCCGATACTCTTGTCGGAGGCCAGCGACAGCCACGACTCGACGGGTACGCCGGTAGGATTCACCGAAGTGTCGTAATAGTTAATATCGACAAAAAGATACGGCACGTCCGCACTGATTTCGTCAATTTTACTTCCGGTAAGATTAGGTTCCGCATTGTGGTCGTAGCCGTCGAAATCGCTCAGGCGGCAAAAATCCGTCCCCGAGTGAGGATAGGCGACATAATCGAAAGAGGTATCATGGATAGCGACGATATTCGTGCCGTGCGGTATCGTAGCTTTCAAGCCATAGCGTATGCCTTGATTCTTATCCGTTTCGCTTCCTTCCCATTGATTGATGTATGTCGTGACCCCGCCGGATTGCTGAGGATAGTTGTCGGATAGCGGTGCAGCCTGCGGATAGCGCACGGGTTTATGACGACTCCATTTGTTGATACGTCCCGGACGGCCACCCTGCAACAGGGGACGTTCGAGGGCAACGATGTCGGCCACGTCCCATACCCCGTTTGCCGGGTATATTCCCAGCAGATTATACGGGTCGGTTATCGCTACCGGGGCTACGATCTTGTTTTTATCGATGGCCATAGGCTCACTTTCCTCCTTTCCCTTTTAATTCGGACAATTCTTTTTTCAATCGTTCTATATCTTCCATAAGGGCTTTAACCAGACGGGCGGTCTCCTGCGTTGCCCCGGCTATGGTGTTGATATAGTCGGGCGACAGGTAGTTCAGAGCCCCGTAACCGTCCCCCGTTTCGTAGGCCATCGATGGCAATACCTCTTTCACCTTTTGGTACAACAGCCCCGTATGGGCTTCCCCGTCCACACCGCCCTTGTTACGCTTCCGTGCTTTTTCGGTGTATCGGAAATCGCATACCCTGCCCATCGCCAAGAGGCGGTCGGTATAACTTCGGGTATAGTCGAAATCTCGCTTCAAACGCATGTCCGAAGTCGTTAGAGCGGTGACCGAGCCTTGTGCCGAGATATTGCCTTGCGACGATATATCCCCTCCGGCCGTGATGTTACCGTCCGATGTGACACTCTCCTTTGACCTTATGTTATTCGTCGCCACAATCCTTCCGGAGGAGATGGAGACAGACTTACTCCCGGTCGAAAGGTTTATACCCTTAGCCCTGATTACATTCGCTCCATCGATGTCTCCCTTCATCGTTATATCCCGGACTCCCGACAGACTTCCGGACACATCGTTCGATCCGTCAAACGGATTTCCCCAAATCGTCCGGATATTTTTAAGCCTGTCGGCGGCGATGGAATCGTTATCCGTCAAGGCGACAGACGGGGTCACCACGGTCAGCTTGCTCACGCCGACTGCCGGCATGGGAGACAACGATATACTATCCACACAGTTCTCGCAAGTCCCGTTCAAAGCCCCGTATGTGTTATAGACGAATATGGAGCAGGTCTGGTAATCGGTCTTGGCCGAAACCCAAAAGCACACGTGTCCCCCGTACAAGAACACCTTCACGTCACCCAAATCGTCACCGAAATGCGTACCGGCCGTAGCCGTAAACTCGACATCGTTCGGGGCATAATTATACGCCTGTACGATCGTATTGATAATTCGTCGGCTATAATATCCATTTCCGATCAGATGCAACGTCAACATAGCCGCCTCGGCCTCTTCGACTTTCGTGCGAATCAACCACCCGTTTCCGGTGGCTGTCTCATACATGCCGCCCCTCTTATACAGGAAAGCCCCGTTGTCAAGTCCGTTCAACTTTTTCGCATTGTCCGATTCGACCGCACGTCCGACTGTCAGCCCCGTATATGTACCGCTCACGTTGTTTATCTCGGCCAGCGAATAGGTAGGCTTGTTCGGCTGCTGCACCCAATCGTACAGGGTTATGCCTTTGGTGACAACGATATTACCACCCGTTTTGCTGATCGCCGTCACCACATTGCCTGTACCTATCGTAGATGCGCCGGCGTTGGCGAGTTTCCAAATCTCGTTGATGGTGTAGGCGTTGAAGGTATCGGTAAGGGTGGCGTTGTCGAATGCGCCGCCCAGATCGTCGAACCCATGAACGAGCTTGATGAGCCCTCCTTCACCACCGCCACCCCCTTCCCCACGCCATACACCAAGAGCGGATATTCCACCCTGTGAATACACATTAAATTTCGAGTATATCGTATTTTCCAACTCTGTGTCGAATTTCCACATATCGTTAATACGGGCAAATCCTTCCTGCATTTGTTTTACAGTCCGTTGATACGATTGTTGCAGGGAAGCCGTCATATCATTGATGGCAGAAATCAAGTCGATATTCTTATTGGCAGATGCAACCTCTTCTTTCAGTTCTTGCGTATTCCCTTTTATTAGGTTGTTCCCGATGGTAATAGTCTGTTCGAAAGGATAGTCGAGTTTGGTTGTAAGGCTTATAACACGAGTAACATATGAATATCCTGCGTTTATGTATTCGACTTTTCTTCCTATGGATAAATCAGGATTGTTTTCATCGAACACCACAGGATTAGATGAAAACTGGTAGTTGTTTTGGTCGGAAGAAAGCCGTTCTATTTCTTCGTTCATAGCTGTTTCCAGCCGTATGTACGCCGAATCTGTATATTCTTCCGGCATTTTGACGTTGAATAGGATAATATCGTCATTTTCCGACGGTATAAGTCCCGTAATAGCAGGGATAATATAGTTACCTTCTTCCTCTTTATATTTAATCTCGAAATCTCCTTTTTTGACTTCGAAGCTTATGCCATCATCACTCGTTATTGTTTTACTCTCATCATGGTATATAAGCTCAAATTCCATACCTTGCAAAGCCCCCGATTGGAAATGTACCGAAGGTTCCTTATTTGGTATACGCATACCATTCGGATTTTTTTCTTCGTCATAAGGGGAATTGTCGAAGTTAAATTCCGGTATTTGAAAATACCATATCGCATATTGGTCGTATATAGGGTCTCCATTTTCATCTGTGCCTATCTGTATTTTATCATTCGTTTCCGAGTCTATACGCCACATAAGGCGGAATCTGACATCTGATATGGAGAGTTCCGATGAAGGGTATATATCATCGAACAGTAGGATTTTGCTAAATATCTCTCCCTGTTGAAGGTTTGGCCTTATATCTTTATATCCGTTCGGATATTTTTTAGGGTCAAGAGTCAGCCGTTTGTTGACCAAATTGTTGACATTAGCACCTTTGTATTCCTGTACGATGTTTCGAGTTGACCCGAATGCGTAAAATCGGGTATAATACCCATCTTTTCCCTCCGTAACCGAAGGTGTATTGATGTTTTCACCAACTTCGAGAGAAACAACAGCTCCATGTTCGGATTTCGACAGATGAATAATCATGGAATCTTTCTCAACCCACCATTCTGTATCAAACGCAGATGCTATACTGTTCAAGGCAGACAATATGTCGATTGATTGGAAAGACAAAGAAGTGGAAGCGTTAAGAGAAGAATCGACGGCGTAAGTCCATGTATCCCCGGTTTCGTTCTCGATAGCCTTACAAATAACACTCATGAAATTGGCCGGGTTATCGGTAAGAGACCAATCCGGCTCCCGATTCGTTATCTCGTTATTCTCATCGTAAGAATACATGAAAAAAGGCACTTTACCCCATGATATAAATTTCGAATGAAATTGTGGTTTGTATTGAAATTCGACCTCGTTCTTTTGTTCTGGATTATATGGATCCAAAAGAGAATATTTCTCACCATCGAGTATGATATAAGCCCCTACCGGAATCTCTTCATTTTGGTCCGAGTTCCACGACAATTCTACATAATCTGATTTCATCAATTCCTCTACATGAACACATTCTTCTGTTATAGGAACTGATAAAATAGTCTCTCCTTGTATGTTTTTAATGTCTATCATGATGGTTTCGTATATCTTCATACGATTTCAGTCAAAGATAATAAAAGTGTATGAAAAACATGTACTTTTTTATGAATTTCTATCTGCTGGATTATATTCGACAAGTTTTAGAGAAAATCGTGCTATTCCTCTCATGAATTGCGTAAATTGATTGCATGAAATATAGATTGTTTTGTAAGTAATATTTGGTTGATACTTTGTTTTTATATTTATTATGCCTGTTGCCAATTCTTCACAAAAGCTGTTGTATCTTGAAAAGAATTCTTCTTCCGTTTTTGCCGTCAGGTTAAAAGTTAAAGTGATATTTCGTTCATCGATTTTAGGATTAGAGGACAGGACTCGTTTGCCATGTTCTAATCGAGACTTGTTTTCGATGAACTCTTTTAAAGGTGACGGTGTCATTAAGGAGGAAAGAGATGATGTATCCATACTTATACCCCAAGTTGTATAGCAGTCTTTCCCATTTATGTAAAACTCTCCCGATGCCATTTTATTTAAGTATAACTGAAGTTTTGTCTTTATTGATTTCTACAGGACAATTTCGTATGTTTATAAGTCTAATAACTGCGTAATTACGGGCAACTATTATAGCTCTGGCTCCATGCATGAGTATAACTTTGTGAACTCTAGTATTATCGTCAAATACTAGTTCCGCATTGGTATTGCCTATTAAAGCAATATTGGTATCATTACTTCTTTTTACATTTTTAGTGTCGACAAACACGCAATAATTAGCAATATCATTACTCATCTCACGGAACGTTTCAATAGGAGGGAAGTTGTTCTTTTCACAAAACTCTATGCCTTGTGGTGTAAAGAACAACCATACTAGAGTTTTCCAGTCACCAACACCATAAGACTTATTACAAGCTCCTTTTTGTAAAGCAGCCATCATTATTTCTTTTACTGTATTCATATCTATAAATCTTTAGTATTCCTATTGACTTGTGCTATATCGGATTTTATATCAATTAATAATTTCGTATATTTTGCAATGTCTTCTAAGTAGCTATTCGTAATCACATGTTGATTAAGAATGTTATTTAGTATAGAATTGCTATTAGTTGATACAGATAAAAGAGAATTTAGAGAGATTACGGCTGAAATCATTTGGTTTTTGATTTCTTCACCAGAAAGCTGCAACGCTGTAAACCGGCCGTTTAATTCCGTTGCTGTATCTTGTGACATGGTTTCAAAACCTCCGGCTGTCGACTTTTGTTCGGTGGTAGAACTTTCTCCCATGAGACTATCAGCCCAACCGAATTGAGCATCTATTTCTTGTTGAAGCTGTTCAGCCATGTTGTTGATGTAATCTTGTTCCCATTGAGAAAGCACGTTGTCGGCATAAAATTGTTGCAACTTAGTGCGTATTTCCTCCATTTTATTTGAGGATTTAATTGCTGCCTTAATGCTCTCTGTTACCATTTGTTGCATCATCTGTTTTACAACATCTTTTGCAGATTTAGCCCTATTCTCGCCAGAAGCCCATGCATCTGCATAAGCTTCTGCAAAGTTGTCAATAGCACTTTTTAGGTCTTCACCAAATATGACATCGATAGCTTTTTCTTTGTTATCAGAAATGAGATTGTTTATTTCGTCAATTTGATTTTCCCATTCTTTTATTCTGTCGCTATCTGTATTCTTTTTATCTTTTTCTTCTTTAATTTGATTTTGAATAAGTACTTTTTGTTGTTCTAGCAATTTATTTTGGTCTTCAATCAAGCTGGAAGCACTCTTTCCGTAAGCAGTTTCAATGGACTTGCCTAACTTTTCATACGAACGGTCAAGTGTATCTACCTGATCTTGTAATTTCTGAATCCGTTTTTCATTTTTTGCGTCGTGGATTTTTGCGATAGAGGAAGCAAGAGAGGAGACAAGACCGATGGCAGCACCAGCAGCAGAACCTATCGGTCCAAATATAGCACCTGCTTCTGCCCCTTGCATAGCTGAATTGAGGCCGTCCATAGCCACATTGATACCTTCGGCAATGCCTGACAGTGTATCAGATCCGAAAGCCTCTCCGAGATTTGAAAATGTGTCGGAAAGGAATTGGGCTACACTTAATACCTCACTTAATCCACTTCTTATTTCTTCAAGTCCATCTTGCAATTTTTTTGTGTTTGAACCGGCATCGAATACTTTTTTAAGACCATTAGCTAGTTTGTTAAACCCCGTTTCAGATTGATCTGCGGAATTACGGACATTATCTATACCTTTTCTAATTCGTTCTAATTCTTCGGGAGATTTACGCAATGTGTCGAAGGTCTCTTTTGTCATACCAAATTCAAGACCTTTGTTTTCGTCCCATTCGCCTGATTGCAAGAATTGGAATGCTCGTTCAGCTTCATTAGCAATGAGACGCATATCTGCAACTGTGTGTTGACGCATATCGTCAAACAATTTACTTATGGCAGACGTAGATTTATTCGCCTCTATATCCAAATCAGATAGTGCCCTTTTTGTTTCTTCGTCAATAGACTTCTGTTCCCATTCGTTTTTGCCTACCTTACGAGATTCGCCTTGCTCAATAATAGCATTACGCTTTTCATAATAGTTCCCGTAAGCGGCAAGATAATCGTTCATTGCGTTAATTTCATCATCGAGAATTTCTTTGGTCTGTTTATTCTTATTCTTTTCATTTAACCTATTTGCGGTATCAATATTTTCCTGTTGTTCAGTTGTTAGTCCATTCTCATTAAGCTTGGAGGGTTCAATCTTAGCTACTTTGTTTAACTCGGCCAGCTCTTTCTCTTTCTTTTTAATTTCTTTTTTCTGTTCTTCATAATAGTAGTTAATTTGCTTCAATTTCTTATCTTTACCTTCTTCCCAGAGGGAGATTTCTTTCTCTTGATTTTTTTTACGAAGCTCAAGAAGTTCATCAACAAGTTTCTGCTCGGCCTCTTTTTGCTCTTTTGCTTGCTTATCTTCAGCCGCTTTATCAGATTTGGTTTTAGGCAGCTTTGCACGGAGTGCGTCAATTCGTGATTGTAACGCATTGTATTCCTTGCTTCCGCTTACGGTTTCTCCCTGCTCTTTCTCTAATTTTGAGATTTGTGTTTTGACTTCATTGATTACTCTCAAATCTTTCTCACGTTCAAGTATAGTGTCTTGAAGCGACTTGATATAAGCTTCTTGTTGATCCACTGCTTCTTTTGTTCCGCTGCCGTCTGCAAGAGCCTTTTTTAATGATGCAAGTGAGGTTTCAGCCTTCTTGATTTCTTCTTCAAGTTGGGAGATGGATTTACCTTCGGTGGAAAATGGCTCATTTGCTGTCTGTTGAGAGGTATTTATACTTGTAACGCCAAACTTTTCACGGGCTTTTCCATCTAAATCCTCTGTTATTTTTTGCGCTTCTCGGATATTGGAGATATATGTATCAATACGTGAATCCGCAAAAATCGTACCTTTGTCTTGTATTTCATTTAGTTTGTCTTGGATCGCAGCATCCAAATCTCTTCGTTCCAATATGGCATGGTAGATTTCTGAATAGAGTTTTGCACCTTCTTTATCTCCTAACTCGCTATATAGGCGGTCTTGTATCTTTCCGAGATTATCGGACATTATGTTGTCCAACCAATCTTCCTGCTGCGACTTGAATTGCTGGTATTGTCTTGCCCCGTAAGAATCTGTGATTGCTTTTGTGAGTTTTTTATAAGCTTCTTCCGTGAGTCCAACCTTATTTATTTCTTCTTCGAGTCCATCATAATACTTGCTATATCCTGCAACAATTTTTTCTTTGACGGTATTATATTCATCTGTACCTTCTTTTAATGAAGACAATTCTCCATTGAGCTTAGCAAGTTCCCTTTGCTCAGATAAGGCTGCTTTCTCAGATTCCTTTCCCGCAGCATCCAGCCTTTCCAGTGCCTTTTCTGCTTCTGTTTGATAAGTGACTAATTTATAAATGCCCAAACCTAGTGCTGCTACTGCCGCTGCTACTGCGACATATGGGTTGGCAAGTAAAGTCTTGTTCAGTGCAGCTTGCGCAACTTGCAATAATTTCGTGCGAGTAGCAGCCAAAGCTTCTGCATTTGATAATGTTATTCCTGAAGCTGTTGCAAGACTTTGATTTAATGCGGACTGAGCTAATACGGCGGAATATACTTTTTGTAAAGCTGTTATAGTAATCAATGCAGCTTTATACGCTCCGTATGTTACGACGATTTCAAGCAAGGTTTTTCCGACAGTTTCATAGTTTTCTATCAAATAAGAAACGCTGGATAATGCATCATTGATAATACCTTCATTCGCTTTGCCGATGTCGTTCAACATCATCGAGAAACTATCTCCTATGTTAGAAATCTGTCCGGTAATGGTTTTGCTTTGTTCTTGCATTAAGTTAAAGAACATACCACCCTCGTTGGTAAGGTTCTGTATGACTTTCTGAACCTCTGGAAACCCTATCATACCAGCTTCTACCATTCCTTTGATTTCACTTTCAGCTACTCCAAATTCTTTGGCAAGTTCTTTTATCATTGGAATACCTCGTCCAGTGAATTGGTTTAGGTCCTGTGTATAAAGTCGACCTTGTGTCATAGTTGTACCATAGAGATATACTAAGTCTCCCAAAGGTTGTGAAAGTCCGGCTGCAATGTTCCCTAATCGTATAAGAGTCTCGTTAACATCTTCGGCAGAAGTACCGTAAGCCAGTAATTGACGAGCTCCATTGGCAACACCTTGTAAATCGAATGGAGTTTTGGCGGCTGTTTCTGTGAGCTGAGCCATAAGGACGTTTGCCTTTTCACTACTTCCAAGCATAGTGGTAAAGGCGACCTCTAATTGTTGAAATTCACCTCTTACTTGTATAATATTTTGGATAAGTTCTTTTGCTGTAAAGCCAGCCCCAAAAGCTGCAGCTGCTTTCGTCATTTTGTTGAACATATCTTCTATGCCCAATCCATTTTTTTCTATTTCCTTAGAAGTATTGGTTACTCCGGTTTCTACTTCTCGTAGTTTACGAAGAAAATTAGAATTGTCGCCTGTTATATCAAAATGAAGTCCGGCCATGAGTCTTTTCGATTAAAGGGGGTAGATGTAACATCACATCATTTGCAAATATACAAAAGTGTATGAAATTCATATACTTTTGATAAAATAGAATAGAGTTAATAAAGTTTAACTAATGTGTGAGTATAAATATTTTAATAAATGATTATTGTATTATACTTTTGACGAAACAATCTTAACAGCATAAGATATGGATTTCAAAGATACAATTCAACAGATTGTAGAGAAAATTGCTAAACAGAAGGATAGCATAGCAACGGAAGAAGCGACAAAAAACTCTTTTGTAATGCCTGTGATAGCAGCATTGGGATATGATGTATTCAATCCCTTTGAGGTTGTACCGGAAATGGATTGTGACTTAGTTAAGAGGAAAGGCGAAAAAATAGACTATGCCATAATGAAGGACGAAAATCCTATATTACTTATAGAATGCAAGCATTGTAAACAAAACTTGAATTTACATGACACTCAGTTACAAAGATATTTTGTCGCTTCAAAGGCTAGGTTTGGGGTCTTGACGAATGGAATAGAATATCGCTTTTATACAGATTTAGAAAAGGTGAACATAATGGACGAAAAGCCGTTCCTTGTGGTGAATATGCTCGACTTATCGGACAACGATATTGAGCAACTAAAAAAGTTTCATAAGTCTTATTATAATGAGCAAGATATATTGAGTACGGCACAAGAGTTACAAATCACGATACAAGTAAAAGAAATGCTTAATCGTAATTTCCAAATGCCAGACGATGAATTTACACGTTATTTTGTCCGTAATCTTAATGATGGGAAATATACGGCAAAACTTGTGGACCAATATAGACCTATTGTTAAGAAATCCATTGCTTCGGTGATTAACGATATTATATCCGACCGTTTGAATGTGGCTATGAAGAATGAGAATAAGGATGAAAAACAAATGCCACAGGAGGTTGAGAATGAAAATCAACAGCCGAACGAAATGAATGAAGAAAAACTTCCTGATGGTGTAGTATTTCAAGACCGAGAAAAAGGTATAGTTACTATACAAGAGGAGATAGATGCCTATAATATCGTGCGTAGTATATTGAGGCAGTATGTAGATGTATCTCGTATTCAATATAACGACTACAAGACTTATTTTTCCGTGAACATAGATGGTAGTACATGGTGGTGGATTTGCCGCATTTATATAGGGAAACGGAGTAAAAAAATATGCTTGCCAAAGGATAACTACAAGACGAATGAATGGATTGACATCGAGACTATCGATGATATTTTTAATTATGCCGATGGTCTTAAAGAGGGTCTTGATTTGGCATTGAAAGAGGCGAATTATTGGCTTGCAAAGAAAAATGAATTAGAAAAATGACAAACGTAACTAATACAAATTTTAGAATTATGAGAAAGTTTTTGCTAATCATAGTTTGTGCTTTATCCATTACATCTTGCTCAGATAATGATCCTGAGATATTATCAGTAATGATTAATGTAAAATGTGATAATAAAATTGCATCTCCTTCTTTGGTTCGCTTATATGAATATGAAACAGCAAGAGACTTTGATGACAGCTATATGTCTACAATGGAGTACGGCGATTCTCAAGTTTTAAGAGATAAGTTGGGTAATGAGTTGACTCCCGCATATACATCTGACACGTTTTCTGGAATAAATATTTTTGAGGACATAAAAACAGGGGTATATTTGGCTGTAATACTTTATAAACCTGACGGCTTTACATGGCCGATGTTTTATTTTTATGGATATAAAGTAATTAATGTTGACGAGGATAATAACGCACTTTTACATAATATATGTTTTTCTTATAGTGAATACGACCGAGGTAAATTCATTGAGTTTTAGTCCCACTTCATTCCTTTTATTTTATCCATATTTTTAGGATCGTCCCCGTTTATAAATGTTCGGTCCGTAGATATATGATATTTTTTTATCTCATCGTCAGTAAGGTATATAGATGTTATGTAATCATTAAGTAACATATGCAGGTTGGCATAACTAATACCCCATACAACATAGTCCATAGTCCAGCCATAGCGTTCGCAGGCTATATCTATCAAAGTACCATAAATACTTTTACCTCCAAAGGTTATAGTGTTACACTTCTTTTTCTTGATTCTTGATATTTTTTCTTGTTCTTTTTTCTCAATATCAATCTTAAAGTGTTGAATAAACTGGTCAATGTTATCCTTTGATAACACTATTATGAATAGTTGAGCAAGTTCTTCATTCGATAGGTTGTCTTCAAATAGCTTTCGTCTTTCATTTATTAGGTGGCTATTGAATAATTCTTCCTTTTTATCGAATGTATGGTAAGACAATATTTTGCATATAATATCTCTTTTGGAATCGCATAATCGTAATGCTTCCATATATGGATTTAGAGAAAGGAAGTCTTTATTTATTTCTAAATTTTCGGTAAGACGTGATAAAAGGTATATTTTACCTAATGTGGCAGGGTATAAGTAGAATTGCATTTCTCCTATATGGAACTCATAAGGTCTTTCCATGATAGTATCTGCAATATCCATTTCTATTATTTTCCCTTCTTTGTCCATGCAAAATAAATTATATTGAGCGCAACTGTGGGGTCGAACCACAACTTTATACATGGAGTGTATATGTGCTACCGTTACACTAGATACGCAGAACACGTGGGTACGAAGCCCCCACGTTTGGCTCTATCTACAACCTATTGAATTATCCACCAACACTTGGATTAGGAGCTACTTCGAATTTATCACCGTCTCCAGACTCATCTTCAGGATCGCATTCAATTTTACTGATGTTTCCACCAGATTCCGTCACGATGATTTTACCCCACTGAATTTGTTTTTTATCGGCGGCTGCTTTCAAAGCATCAAAAGTGTATGCCCAAACACCACCGTCAGCAGAAGTAAAAGTGTCTTCGACGGAAACTGTCGTTTTCTCCATGCAGAAGCCTTGAACTTCTGGGTCTTCCGGTTGAACAACAACGGCATAATTGTGTGCAACAATACCATCGCTATCACTTACAGGACGCTTACGTCCTTTTGCGGCACGAATGTTCAATGCCAAAGCATAGGTATTCTTTCCATACTTTACATCTTCATTTTCGCCTCCTTCGATTTTTGCTTCTTGTTTATCTCCTTTTGTTGTTGTCAACTGTGTAGAATCTTCCACAGGGGTAGGTAATTCCTCCCATTTAGGAGCAGAAGCATCCAAATCTTTTATAAATACACGGGGCTTACCCCATCCTATTACTGCCATGATATACCTAATTTATATTAAAAATTTATTCGTTATTTATCTCTATGTACAGTTTGTTATTAATGAAATGCTCTGTATGTCCGTCTTCAAATGAAACTCCTGTTGAATCAGTTTTTTGACTGCATTGTGATGGAACCGTATGATATTCGTCTTTTCGTATAGCGAATAAAAACTTCGATAGTTCGCATAATTCACAAATTCGGATTGAATCTTTTTCCCATGTTTTAGTTTCAGAGTCCCATAAGTCTTTGACATATATATTGACATTCACATAGGCTCGTTGTATTTGTCCGCAACCTTCATTTGCAAGAACAGATATGACTATATCTTCTTTATCAGATTTGTTGGGCCTTCCTCTGTCACTCAATTTACCGGAGACATTACATTCGAGTTCTGTACCTTTAATTTTGTGATAAACGAACTTAGCTATTTCAATATCAGATTTCATTATTTCGCAATCTGTCTTTTAAGTTTTTCAAGCATCAATGGAACTTGTTCTCTTGCCCAAAGTTCGGTTGATGCAAGTACGTCTTTATTATCCATCGCTTCTACAAATTCAGCATAGTTCATTCCGGCGACTAC